GTGGATTCGTATCCACATCAGGTTTAGGAGGTGGATTCGTATCCACCTTGGGCTTGTCCTGCGTTAGCTCATTCTTAACAGCAGCGACAAACGTATGACTGACGCTGCACAGCTTGGCTATCTCACGGTCAGACTTGCCGCGATGCGCGTCCGTTGCCAGCGCAGATACCACCGCCTTGCGCTTATCTTCTCTGGTGCGGGGCAGACCGTGCTTGTCATTGACCGACCAGCTTTTCTCTATCGCTTCCTGCAACGTGCCAGGCACAGTCGTTACAAGAATGCTAGGTGTTTTGATCTTCTTGGCTGCAAAGTAACGGTGGAATCCGTCAACCAGATAGTACTTGTCGCCGTCGTGATACAGCAGGCATGGCGGGAACTGCGCCCCGTCTTTCATAGCCTCCGCATAATCTGCGATGGTGTCCTTCTTCAGTGTTGCTCTGGCTTGTGTACCGGCGTCAATTGTTATTTTGTCTAAACTTAGGTGCATATTTACTCCCATGTAAATGCAATAAATGCAGCGACCGCTAGGCCAAGGATGCAGCCCGCGCCGATGAGGATGCCGCCAAACAAAACGATGGTGGTGAATGTATCCATCAGTCTCCTTTCTTACCCTTGATAAGATCAATCATCTCGCAGTACGCACTTTTGCTAGCCATGTCATCTCTGGCCATGACCATATCGAAACAGGCGGCGTGAACGTCTGCAAAGTACCGCAGCAAGCGCGCCGCTTCCATATCCATCCCGTTGCGGGAACTGCCTTCAAGATAATCAGCGATCGCATCTGCTTTGGTCTTGATCACAGCACCGACTCCTCTCGCGTAGTGATAGATGCCCTGGCTACGTCAAACAGGAAGCCGTTGTCGGCAGCCACCTGCTCTAGTTGCTTCTCCAGTGCGCGGAATACATGCCCCGTAAGCTCGTCAGAAAGCCCGTCAGAGGCGCGGAACGCCAGTCTAGCGGTAAACACCAAGTCTGCCTCAAAAAAACTGTCCATACACTCTCCTACTCGTTTTAAACTACCCATGCCATACCTGACCGTAGCTGACCCCACAAAACCAAACCTTGCCTGAGCACGGCTCGCCTAGCCAGAATTAGTTTTCAGAAACATTAAACGACACTACATTAAATCGTCCGTACGTTGGGCGGAAGTCGCCTATCCCGACCAACCGACCTGCCATGTGTAACGTATCTTGCAGCCAGAACTTGTCGATATATTCTGGCACTAGCACCATCAAATCAAAATCAAGCCTGTAGCCTGCGGAGATGGCTGGGCGGACGCGATTGACAGCCTGCCGCTGGACTACAGCGCGGCGCTTGTCTTCGTAATCCCATTTGGTTTTGCCGAATGAGGCCAAGTTAGTGAGGCTGACTAACCCAGCTTTTGTCAGATCCATCGCGCTCTTACGGGGGGAACGGGGATCCTGCTTAAACTTCGAGGCCATGATGATTGATTGCCGCAAGTACTCGCCTGGACAGCACAGCTCACCAGCGTCATTACGCCAAACGTAAGACTCGATATCGTCAAACTTTTTTAATGCAGAGTTCTTAGGTGCTTTTGCTTTTGTTTCAACAGCTTCGCAATTCCAGCGATGGAAAAGGAAATCTGTGTTGCCTTCGATCGTGACATGCGCCACATACGGGAACCCAATTTCAATGGATTCCGCACCACCATTACTTACTTCAGCGACTTGTTTTGCTTTTGACATTATCTTTCTCCTAGTTAAAAACCATACCTTGCCCAACCAAGCCGGGCCACGCCCCGACACAACTCGCCGGATCTAGCCACGCCCTGTAATGCTCACGCATCGCACAGAAGCCTTTTACAAGCCCCTGTACGCTGCCTAGCAGCTCCGTGCCACACCCCGCCTGGCCCTGCCAATCCTTGCCAGACCGAATAATGCTTACGCATCGCTCAGCAGACTGAATCAACCTGCTGAACGCTGCATAGCAGCCCTTGCCTAGCCGTGCCGGTGCTTGCCCCGCCGTAACTTGCCACGCCGTACCCGATGACGCTTACGCATCGCACAGAAAGCTCAGAGAACTCTCTGTACGCTGCACAGCAGACCTTGCCCAACCCCAACCAGCCGTATCCAACCGCAACTCACCATGCCAGGCACTGCCCCGCCGGACCACGCCACGCCCGAACATGCCGTGCCGAACGACAGTTGACATCCTACCGGAACAACCTGTTGTGTCTAATCGTAAATATTAATCGCAGGAAAAAAGTTGATAGCCCTAGAAAAATGAGTAGGCATAGGTTCCCCAAGGGTGATAGCCCGAGCCAAGTGCGCAGCACACTTGTTGGAGTATCACGCCTGCCCAGAGTAGCCTGTGATGCCAGCTACTCCTAGCTGCTGGAACTTGTCTGATGTTGCCAGACTTGCTACAGCCCCCAGAAGGCAGCGATTATCTCGATCACAGGTCTTGTCTCACCACTTGGCCCTGTGTCTTGTGTAGTCCCTCGCTGACAGGCTACGTGGCTTGCTCCGGGGTGGACGGCAGCCAGTGTTTTCTCTCCGGCAGCCCATGCAGGCTCACTGCTATCGCGGGAGGTGCGGTCAGGAGAGCGCCCATAAAAAAACCCTTAAGGTTTGGCTCTCCGTGTATGGGCACGTCCCCGGGGGGATGAGAACCAAAGCTCAAGGGCTTTAGTTGGTTGTCGCTGCCCATACAGTGACGCGCACAGTGTAGGACAGATTCAGATGTGATGCAAGTGGCCAGTCTTTCCTGGCTGTCACTACTCGCTGCGCCTGCCGCTTCTCTCTTCCGGTGGTGTGTCCGGAACTCAGCAGTATCCGCTTTCGATATTGAGAGTGTACCGGAACAATGTATTGACATCAACGACAAAAAAGAGGGCGCCGGAGATCGTCGCGCCCTCAACTCCCACACGGGAGCATTGCCGCCGCGAAGAAACCTGATCAGAGGAGAAAGAGAGCAGATCAGGCAGCTTCAATATAACAATAGCACACAAACTCATGTATTGGCAGCTCTAGGAAACATGCGGGTTTTCAGGGCAAAATGGCAACGTTGCCACTTTTCAATACACTGTTCCTGTTACAAATAAACTGTTGACATACACTAGATGTCGAACTATATTTAGATGAAGGAGGGCGACATGTTGAGTGATGAGCATCGGCAAATCTTGGTGGAAGCGCATCGTCGGTTCAAGGAGACACGGGATCGGGATGAGTTTAACGACACTATCCAGATGGTAAAAGCAATAGCGCCGGAGAAGTTTTTTCATGGCGAGAAAGATCCCAGATTGGGACTACGGGTGTTCGTGCATCAGCCGTTCAGTGGCCATTGGTCTGGCCGGGCAATAACCAACAAGCGGGCGTGGTGATGAGTGACAAACTATTTGCACCATTCAACTGGCAGGCGGCGTGGGAATGGGTCAATCGGATCTGGGCGAAGAGCCTGGTAGCGGTCTTCCTATTCTTCCTTGGCCTATGGATAGGCATAGTCCAGACAGAAGGACGGGTGGCCAGTGACTGCAAGTTTGCACAGGCTTTCCGCGTGGACATCCAGGCGTTCACTTGTCAGAGGAAGCTATGAACAGAGATGACATTATCCGCATGGCTGAAGAAGCCTGTAATGGCAAGCAACTTGAGTATTTCAACGGTTGGGGCGTCGTGTTTGACCATGAACAACTTGAACGCTTTGCCAACCTAGTCGCAGCAGCGGAGCGTGAGAAGTGGAAGTGGGAAGATCTTCATACATGCCACCCACACTGTGATCGACCTGCTTGTGTTGCGGTGAGAAGGGCCAGGGAAGACGAGCGCGAAATGTGTGCAGCAGTCTGTGACACGTTAGGCGATGAGTACGCTGACGCGAATCCGGCAGACTGCGCGTTCGCTATCCGCGAGAGAGGTGCGCCATGAGTGATAAGCAAATGTTTGTATTGGCGGGGGTAGCGTTTCTTGCGCCGCACTTGCCTCGTCGCTTTGCCTACGTGCTGGCAGTTACCTATTTTGTTCTTGGTGTGTTTTGGGGGCAACAATGACCACGGATAGAGAGCTAATGCAGCAAGCATTGAATGTGTTGAAGATTTTTGTTGATGGCGGCAACTCAGCTTGGGCTAGAAAAATAATTGAAATAAAAGAAGCTCTACGCGCTCGACTTGCGCAGCCAGAGCGCGAATGGCAAGGGCTGACGGATGAAGTGAATGCTGAGTTGGTGGAGGCGCTAAAAGAAGTTAGGAGCGACATTCGTCATATGCTCAAAGGCCATTTCGTGCATCTGAAAGATGTTGAGGAAGAATTAAGCGCCGCCATCGCCAAAGCTACAGGAGAACAACAATGATTGATGCTTTTATATTTTGGCTTATTAAACCACTCGCCGAATTTTTAGGCACGATAGTTTTAATATTAGTTTTGCTGGCGGTATTGCATTGGGTATATGGAGGTAAAAAATGACCATCACACTAACACGCGAGGAAGCGCAGCAGGTGCTGGATGCGTTGAATAAATATGTCGGCGTTGTCGTGTCTGTGAACGATCCTGATAGCTGGACTCCGAAAGTTGCAGATGGGGGTGACCCAGCAAGGAAAGCAATCGAAACCCTCCGCGCCCGACTCGCACTACACGACATGAACAAAGCAGCAGAACAGAACGGGGAGGAACTGTGATTACATTGACTAAAGAGGAAGCGCAGCAGGTGCTGGATGCTTTGGAATGGAACCTTCCAGTGATTGAAGATTTTGGCGATAAGGAACAATTACATGAACATCATAAAGCAATCGAAAGCCTCCGCGCTCGACTCGTGCAGCCTGAACCCTACAAACAACCTGAAGATAACCGGCTTCTGATGCAAGCGTATCGAGCAATACATGAAAAGCAGCCTGAACCGGAGCCGGTGGCGTGGGTAGAAAACCTGACTGATGCGCAGCCTCATGCCGTGACTGACCTGAAGTATTGCAGCATGGCGCAGCATGAGCGTGGGGAGCATTTGAAGTACATCCCACTATATAAAGACCCAACACCTTGCCAAACCTGCGAAGCATTAGCGCGAACAGTAATGATGGATCAGACCTATCACGACAACGTCACATCACAGCGTGAAATTACAGATGATGAGTTTGTGGCTGAAGCAAAAAAGAGGGGGTTTTTTGGATTTGTGCCGCCAAAGCTATGGCTGTGGAAAAACTTTGTTGATGGCAAGCCAGAGTATTGGGCGTTTGACAACCCATACCCAAGAAATCTTAACGATGGCGACCCGCAGACGATTGGTCAGCCTTGTGGCTATGCAATTTTTAAACCCTCGCGTGACGGAAGTAATGGACGAACTGAAGAACAAGTATTGCGCGAAATTAGTGAAGCACAAGAAAGGAGTTAAATATGCTTTATTTTCAAGAGCCAGACATTGAGCCTAATTACCGCATCAACGGTGTGGACTTATACACGACCGACCAAACAATTCAACACGCGGTAAAGATGCAAGAGTTTCAACTCGAAATGCTGAGAAAGCAAAAAATAGTAACCGAAGCTTCTCAGAAAGAATGGCAGGGGTTTAGCGAACAGGAAATTGGCTTGTGGAGAGACTCGGCGCATGGAATATTGCGGTGGGCAGAAATGGTATTGCGGGAGAAAAATACATGACCATCACACTAACACGCGAGGAAGCGCAGCAGGTGCTGGATGCGTTGGATTCTTGCGAATGGTATGACGATGGCGGGTTCGGTTGTCCGTCATATGACTACGATAAAGTTTCCCCAGCACGAGAAACCCTCCGCGCCCGACTCGCGCAGCCTGAGCCGGAGCCGGTGGCAGACAAGTACCTGATGGAAGTTGAATGCACAAAGTGCGGAGCAAAGCAGGATGGCATCTTGACCGTCAACGCCCCACCACAGCGCGAATGGCAGGGGCTGACGGAAGATGAGATCAAGAAAGAGCAGCACCACATTGATTGGACGAACGTGCATACCTACGCAAAATTTGCCCGCGCCATCGAAGCCAAGCTAAAGGAGAAGAACACATGAGAAACGCGCTTGTTTTGTTTGTAGTGTTTATATCTGGGTGCGTTTCAACACATTATTTTTGGTTTACTGGACGGTTTACTTTTGCAGAAAAAGAAATTAAATGGGAGCGCAATCGTGGGCGATAAACAACTGCTACAACGCGCATGGGATGTTTTGGCGATATGGAAAGAAACATATCCTGAAGGATGGGACGCTGATGATGAACAATTATTAGATGATCTTTTAACTCGAATAGCAGAGCAACGGCGCGAATGGCAAGGGCTGACGATGGAAGAATTAGACGAACTTGTTGAAGCCCACGGTAACAACGAATTTACTCTGGGCATGGTGGGTCATGTATTTGCAATAGATGTCGAAGCCAAGCTGAAGGAGAAGAACGCATGAGATGGCTTGCGCTTTGTTTGTTCATTACAGGATGCGGGCAGAGCTGTGAAGAACGAGGCGGCGTTCAAATTCAAACTGGAGTTACTACCATTATTCAAAGCAATGGAAAGTTTTTTTACCCAATGCAGTACCCAGTTTATGAGTGCGTAATAAAGGAGAAGAATAATGGTTGAAGCGCCAGTTCAAATTACGGATGAGTACGTCAGGACGTATTTGTGGGAACACAATTTGGTTGCTATAGATGAAGGTGACTTCAGGATGCTGAAGCAGCCGACAAAACTGTTAGCAATACCCGCGTTAATGGAACAAGCAGGATGGGTACGCAAGCGCGAATGGCAGGGGCTAACGGAAGGGGAGGTGGCAGATATTGTTGAGTCAACTAATTTGGCCGCCACTTATATTTATTTCCAAGCTATCGAAGCCAAGCTGAAGCTAAAGAATGGCTACGCCGAGGAGAAGAACACATGATACTGACAAATAAATTTGGGCTGCCGGACACCATAGTCAACGTACTTAAGCGCCCGCAGTACAGCAAGGGTGACAGCCACATCTCTGTTACAGAGATGCTCTCGCCGCCGCAGATAGTTCAACTCCGCGCCAAGCATGACGCAGAGATTGAGCAGGACGCCAGCGAGATGGTCTGGTCTCTGTTTGGCACAGCTGTACACAACGTACTCGAGCGCGGCAAGGATGACCACCATATCGTAGAAGAGCGCATCTTCACTGACCTAGACGGCTGGCGTATTAGCGGCCAGATAGATCTGCAAGAAGTCTACGAAGACGGTATTGCTATCAAAGACTACAAAGTCACATCTGCCTGGGCGGTGCAGGCTGAGAAGCAGGAATGGCACAACCAGCTGAACATCTACGCATGGTTAGTCGAGCGCGCTAAGGGCGTAGAAGTAAAGAGCCTACAGATCGTAGCCATCATCAGAGACTGGAACCGCCGCGATGCAGTGAACAAAGAAGGCTACCCACAGGCGCCTATCGTTACCATCGACATCCCCATCTGGTCTCATCAGGAGATGGAGTCACTGGTGCTTGGCCGGCTGAACAAACACAGCGAAGCCAGTCTGTCTGTGCAGATAGGTGACGCGCTGCCCGAATGTACAGCAGAGGATATGTGGGAGAAGCCAACAACGTATGCCGTCAAGAAGACGGGCGGCGTACGCGCCAAACGAGTGTTCAACAATTTGCCAGAGGCGCAGGAGTTTCTGGCAACGGTAAAGGATCATGAGATTGAGACCAGGCAGGGCGGCAGAACCAGATGCACAAGCTTCTGCAATGTCAGTCAGTTCTGCTCTCAGTACCAGCAGTACCTGCAACAAACCCAATTAACTTTTGAATCAGGAGAATGACATGAAATATCTGATCGCTGTCTGGGCGCTCGCTTCAGCAAGCATGGCATACGCAAGCTGCACATCCCACAACTTCTGCGACAACCGTGGTAACTGCACGTTCTGCACGACATGTTGCTACGGCGGCGTGTGCAACACAACCTGCTCATAAGGAGAACGAATGAAATCTATAGCCGCCGCACTGGTAAAAGCGCAGAAGGAGTTTGGTCCTGCGCTGAAGACCAGTACCAATCCACACTTTCGCAGCCGCTACGCAGACCTATCTGCCTGCGTGGAGGCTGTTATCGACGCATTAAATAACAATGGCATCTACCTGATGCAGCTGACTGACGAGCATGACGGCGGGGTAAAGGTATCTACTACCTTCATTCATGAGTCAGGTGAGCAGCTGTCAGGTGGGACGCTGTTCATGCCAGCCAGTAAACATGACGCGCAGGGTTTTGGCAGCGCTTTGTCGTACGCTCGGAGATATAGCCTGATGGCCGCCTGCGGTATCGCGCCAGAAGAGGATGACGGTAACGCTGCATCGAAGCCAGTTGCACCAAAGGTTATGCCCAAGGCCGTAGCAAAAGCGCCAGAAGCACCACCGCCTAAGCTGGCAGGTACAGTCAGTCAATGGCAGCTGAAGGTATCTGCCGAGCCTGAGACTACCGTAGATGATTGGTCATCAACTATCGCTGACACCACTAACTTTGCTTTGGAGATGGCGCAGTCAGTCAATGATGTCAACAGCATCTACAAGATTAACAAGGTTGTGTACGACAGGTTGCAAGCATTGGACAGTGTGACGTATTCGATGTTGCTGGATCGGTTTGGTGAGTTTAAGAAAAAATTTAAGGAGCAAGAGAATGAGTACGTTCCCGAATAGAGGGCGCTTGAACTACAGCAAGCAGAAGATCAATCAGTCTAGCCCTGATCTGTACGGTGAGATTGCGATCGAGCGCGGCCTGCTGCGGCAGCTGCTGGAAGAGACAGATGAGGACAACATCGTTATCCGTCTGTCCGGTTGGGAGAAGAGCGGCAACTATGGTCCGTGGTTTTCTATCCAAGTAAACACTTGGAAGAAGACAGAGCCACCGCTTACCAAGCCAGCGCCACCGCCAGTGGTGGATGACCAAGACCTGCCCTTCTGACATCATGAACCATCTAATAGATCATCTCTTGAGCCAATACAGTATTAAGAATGACGCTGCACTGGCCAAACTGTTGGGCGTTCACCCGCCGACTATCTCGAAGATGCGGCATGGCCATATGCCTCTGACACCGGCTTTCATTCTGAAGGTTCACGAAGCATTTGATATGCCGATCAAAGAGATTAAGCAGATAGCACATGGCAGCTAAGTCGCCTACCCAACGGAGCCTGGAGTATCTGCGAGAACAGGGATATCACTGTGAGGTTGTAGAGAAGTGGAATCCTTGGCGGCGTATACGTCAGGATCTGTGGGGCTGGTGCGACATCCTGGCTATCCGTCGGGGCGAAGTGCTGGCCGTGCAAGTGACGAGCAGCGGGGTGTCATCACGGATCAAGAAGATCCAAGAATCTGACACCATCGCGCACGTCAGGGAGGCGGGCATCAGAGTGGAAGTACACGGCTGGACTAAAAGAGTAAACGGGAAATATGCACTGAGGGTGGAGGATATTTCATGAGTTTTGGAACAGACCCAAAAAAACTTGTAAGAACAAATGATCCAGATACAAGTCATGACGCCGCTGTAAAAGTTGATACTTCACGATTGGAACAGATGGTTTATGAAACCATAAAAACTTTTGGTGAACGTGGCTGTATCAGTGATGAAGTGCGCGCCAAATTTATAGGGTTTCCTTATTCATCTGTTACCGCTAGATATCGTGCGTTGTTGGACAAAGGTTACATTGAAGACACTGGAGTGCGACGCAAGGGAACTTCTGGGAAAAATCAAAGAGTGATGCGGATATCAAATGCACAAGAGACAAGCAACCCTACCGTTACGCAACAACAAAATTTGTTTGAATAATATTTTTAAGCGCCATGATGAAAGCAAGGGAACAAAATGGAGACTAGCCAGTTTGAAGCAGTGAAGGTAGCAATGAAGCAGGACAACTCTGGCTACATCCTGACGCTGCGTATACACCCAGATGACCTGCCAGAAGTGGTCATGCGTGACTTTGTTGGCGCCAGATACATGGCAGTTCTTGTGCGGATCAATGAAGAAGAAAGACCTATGAACCGCGAGCAGGAGCTGGCCAAGGATATGGTGCGGGTATCTGGGATGTTATGCCGTGACCCTAAGTTCTGGGCGTTTCTTGAGGACGCGGGCGAGATATTTGGGCAGTCAGAGAAGGCAGCTACAGAGTGGATGTATCAGTATCTGAAGGTGGACAGCCGGGCGGACATTCCCAAAAGCCAAGCGGCTATCGAGAAGCTTCTAGGAATGAAAGAGGAATTTAAGACATGGAAATTAGCAAACGAATGATCCCGTACTCGGTCAACCTTCCAGAAGAAACTTATCTGGAACTGCGTAAACACGCTAAGAACCGGCAGGCATCTACCCTTGTGCGCAACGCTATTGAGATGATCATCAGCAAAGAAGATCCTTTCAATGCCGGCTACACACAAGCCATGCGGGATGTGACCAGGGTTATCCGCACACACAAACTGGCCAACGATCTTGCGTTCGCCGGCGAGTCTGTCGCAGATTCAATGATCGCAGCTATCTCAGAGATATCAGAAAGATGAGCCATCCTGCACAGATGATATTCGTGGAATCTGTTAAGCAGAACTACGTCAATCTATTTATCCGCAAGAAGGTGCTGGAGATTGGCAGCCTCAACATCAACGGATCTATTCGTCAGTTCTTTATCGACTGCGACTACACCGGCGTAGACTTAGCGCCTGGCAAGGACGTTGACATGGTTGCCCGTGGAGAAGATCTCAGTTTTCCTGATAAGAGCTTTGATGTTGTCTGTTCCTGCGAATGTTTTGAACACAACCCTGAGTGGGCGCGCACGTTCGACAACATGGCAAGGATGGCTAAGAGTCTGGTCTTCTTCTCCTGCGCTACGACAGGCCGCCCAGAACACGGCACACCCAGAACCACGCCGCAAGACGCACCCTTCTGCGGAGACTATTACCAGAACCTGAGAGCATCCGACTTCCTAGAGAAGTGCAACATGGATGTGTTTATCAGCTACCGATTCTTAGTCAACAAAGCAGCGCAAGACCTTTACTTTATCGGCATTAAAAAACCCTAGGAGAAAAGCATGGCAAAGTTATTCGTGGCCACCCCTATGTATGGTGGCATGTGCGCAGGTCATTACACGCAAGCGATCTTGCAGTTACAGGGGCTGTGTCAGCAGAACCGTATCGACATGGCTGCTAGTTTTATGTTCAACGAAAGCCTGATCACTCGCGCTCGCAACGCTCTGGCACACGGGTTCCTGAAGTCTGGCTTTACTCACCTGATGTTTATTGATGCCGATATCAGGTTTAACCCGCATGACGTGCTGGCCATGTTGCTGGCGGACAAAGAAGTTATCGCCGGCATTTATCCCAAGAAAGAAATCAACTGGTCATTAGTCAGTCGGGCGGTAGAACACGGAGTCCCTGTAGATCAGTTGAAGTATTACTCTGGTTCGCATGTCGTTAATCTGGTTGACCGCTCTGGCCATGCAGAGTTTGATGGCAACGAACCAGCCGAGATTCTTAATGCCGGCACTGGATTCATGATGATCAAACGCCAAGTGTTCGAGGAGCTAAAACCGCTAGTGCCTACTTATATTAACAACGCTACTGACCTGAATCAAAAGCTAGGGGCAGAAGAGATTAGCGAATTTTTTACCACCAGTATTGAACCAGAGACACAGCACCTACTGTCTGAGGACTATCACTTCTGCCGTATCTGGCGTGAGGCTGGCGGGAAAATATACGCAGCACCGTGGGCGCAGCTAGGACATGTCGGAACATATCTGTTTGACGGATCACTAGCACCTGCCTTCCCGGAGAAAGAATGAACTACGATCAGATAACAGTGGTTGCCATTTACGGGAATGGCCAAGGACTGCGGGCAATACCAGCAATAGAGAAGACTGCTGCCTGCTTTCCTGGCTGTAAGAAGCTGCTGATCACCAACGAACTGCTGGCCGTGGACATCCCGCAGAAACAGATTGCCGCGCCGCTAGACTATATCGGCTACAGCAATTTCTGTATGTACAGCCTGCACCACTACATCGAGACAGACTACGCCCTAATAGTTCAGCACGACGGCTGGGCGCTGTCGGCAGACAACTGGAAGGATGACTGGCTGAATTACGACTACATCGGCGGCCTAGTTCACGCGGCGGTCAAGGGCGATGACTTCTTTACCAGGTTCTCATGGGTAGCAGTTAGTGATCCTATAGTTGTACAAAATGGTGGATTTAGTTTGAGAAGCAAGAAATTTATGCGTTCTTTGGTCTACAACGGGATCATGCCCAAGATGTACACCATGCCCATGCTGAACAACGAAGACGTGCAGATGACTGCTTTCTTGCGTCCGGCGCTGGAACGGATCGGTATCAAGTTTGCCCCCAACGAAGAAGCAAAGATATTTTCGTTCGAGCATCTTGCGCCAGAAGTTCATGGCGGTATCGACATCACAAAGATCTTTGGACACCACAGCCGGTTCCGAGAACTGATAGACGCTAACACAATGGTTTGGAAAATAGATAGTCAAATGACAAAAACCATCCCGTTGGAGCTTACGGTGTACGATTTATTCTCTGACCACTACGGTTATCAGATGATTCATGAAGGAGCTATAAATGTTACGTGACGGACAATTTATTAAGGAACCCCCTATCAAGATTGGTGTGTACTACAACCCTGGTACTCAGCAACAACCCACGCCCGAAGATGAGTTTGTACAGGACTTGATTCTCTGTGGCACACATGACCCGCAGAATCTGGCCACCACACGTTCGGCCAAGATACTGGACTGGATATTGTTTGTCCTGCTGGTCTGGCTGATGACGGCGGCGCTAGTGCCGGCGGTCAAGTTTATTGCTGATCATTTGATTTAATGGATAAGACGCTTCTGAAGATAGCTAAACAAGTCGCCAAAGAGAAAGACCTTGTGTATGCGCCTGACGAAGTTGCGGTGCAGTGGATGCACAGATTCTCAGAGATTGTCTCTATAGGCGAGCGCGAACGGTGCGCCCAGATCTGTGATGATATGGGCCTACCGGAAGCCGCTAAGAAAATACGGGAGAGTAAACATGGATAACGTTAACTGGATTCGTTCTCGTCACTACACTATTAATTGGGCAGACCTGCGCCCGCTGCCGACAGCGCCCAGCCCAGAAACAAACCTGCGTGTAGACTATGACGCCACAGGTAAAGTCATCAACATGGAGTGGGTTAACCGCGAGCTGCCCAGTTTTGAAGACTTGTACCAAGAGTTCCTGAAGAGCCGTGGCTGGTTGGATAACGCAACCACGCGCGAGACATTTGAAGCCGGATGGGATGCAGCACGATCATGAGCGAGTATGACCGTAAGTTTTGCGGTAGCTGCCAGATGCACAAACCACTGGACGGCGGCATGATGAAACAGTTCAGGAACGGATCCCGTTGGATCTGTAAGTCATGCGCCGAAAGAACGACCGTCAGCCAGTACACCAGAAAGAAAAAACAAAATGCTCTGTCCGTCGTGTGAGGAGAAAACCAAAGTCTTAGAAACTAGACAGTTCTATGACAAAGATGGTGAGTTCTACTACCTTGATCGCAGACGGGAATGCCTGTCCTGCGGAGAGCGGTTCTTCTCGCTAGAGATCCCGCGCGATGTATGGCGGCAATATGAGAAGGTAGAAAATGAAACCAGTTAAGCAGTATATGGACGAAGTAGCCGGGCTTGGTTGTGTGCTTTGTCACCATCTCGGGAACGGCTATACCCCCGCTGTCTTGCATCATCCTCGTGACGCTGTGGGCGGGGCGCAGCGGGCGTCTGACTGGCTGGTAATCCCTCTTTGTCCTGAACACCATGTTGGAAAGTCTGGCTACCACGGACTAGGAAGCAGAGGCTTTTATACACGGTACAGACTCGAAGAGTGGGATCTTATGGCCATGACTATTGAGCGCCACCAGAAATCACTGGCGGAGTGACTTCCGTACATCCTCTGCCTGCTTAGCCAAGTCGCCAATCAGCTGCTTCAAGCGGTCAATCTCTTCCCGCTTCTGCGCGCCGTCCATCGTCTCATCCCGCTGGATAACCTGGATGGCCTGCCGTACCTTTGCCATATCCTTGCTGGTCTTGTCATAGAACTTGGCCAGCTGGATCTTGTCGCCCTTCTCTTCCAGGATCTGCTGCACCTTCTCTGCCTGACCTAGCTCGGCGTAGTGACGCATATCAGCGTACGCCTGCTCGATAGTCTTCATGTTCTCGTAGAAGCTGGTCACATATCCAGACTGATTGGCCGGCAGCGTCCGCACGAATCCCAGCGACATCGTATCTGTCCAGTTGTGATCAGGGTAGGCGCTCTTCGAGAACGGCATCACCGCGTAGTGCGACGTAGCAGAGATGGTTGCACCCATCCAGCCCAGATAAGCCTTGATAGCGTAGTCTGTCTGTACGGGAGAAACCTCTGTTGCTTCTGGTAGGAATACGTTAGCCACCTGACTGAGTGCCTTTGCCAGCGGGCTGGTGTTGACAGCCACGCGCTCCGCCTTTGACAGACGCTCCATGCCGGCAGTCTCGATCGGCGCACCTGTGAAGCTGTCCTTGTTAGCGTACAGATCCACCAGCGGTTTGATCATCTGCGGGATCGGGTTGATGGCAAACGTGTCGGTCAGCATACGCTTCATGCTCTGCTCGAACACGCGACCCTCTGCGCCTTCATCAAACATCTGCTCAGCGATACGCTCAGCAAATGTACCCATAGCACCAATCTCAAACGGTTTAGGAATACGGATAGCCGCTTCCATGCCTGGCAGGCGGAACCACCAGAAGTTGTCACGGTCCCACTGCTCACGCTTCTTAAACTCGTCATCATCCTTGAACGCCATGTACAGCATCAAAGACGCTAATACAGTAGCGCCGGTAACAATAGAAAACTGTTGGGCTTTTTGCTTGTCAGTCAGATCTAATGGCTTGCCAGTCACCGAGTTGTACAGCACCCGGCTGGTAGGAATGATGCCATCACGGCCAAGCTTGTACAGACCTTGGATACGCGCATTCAGGAACGGGATGACCTGTGTTACCAAACGTACTGCCGGCCACGCGCCTTGCATAGAGAAGTCCAGCAGATCACGCGCTTGGAAGGATGCCTCCAGATGGCTAAGACCTTTTGCCCGCAGCTGCTTGTACAACGCCATACGGTTGGCCGCTTCCGAGCGGTTGCCCAACTCTTGGTAGGCGTCATACATCTTCTTCAGGCCGTTCTTAATCTTGGCCTCTGTGTTCAAGATGTTGTCAGGATTAACGCCCTGCTTAATCAAGCGCTTTACCTGTCTAGCCTGATCCCCTTCCATATAGGAACCAAAGTTGAAGATCGCGCCACCCGCCAGTGCAGAGATGTAATCAGGATTGCCCTTCTTACTAGCAGCCAAACCTTCCGTCACGTTCTTGCCAATGTTCAAACCGATAGGCGATATGGCAGCAGACTGCACAGAATCACGGATCAAGTTACGTACCTTGAACGCAGGGCTGAGTGTCACGCCGTACTGCAAGATGTTCTTGAAGTCTCGCGCCATGTCCAGGAACTTGGACTTCGGTCCCATGTATCCGATCGACATGATGGATTCCACTAGCAGCGGATCTATCACCTCATAGTAGGCAGGGTAGCCATTCATCATGACCTTGACCAAGCCCTTGCCATCAGAGGAGTACAAGCCTGGGCGCAACTCACCTTCGGCATACTTGATGTTGTCTACCTCGCCAGCAGGGATAGGCTTGCCACTCTTCCTAGAGTAGACCTGCCCATCTTTCCACTGGAACTGTACCTTCAGGTTTGGATACGCAGCGCCCGCTTCAGTCGCAGCCTTGATAGTTTCCACCGCCGCATCGTTCTTCATGGACGATGACAGGATGTGGTTCCAGTTGCGCAGCAGGTTCTCCATCAGATCGCCAAAAGGTTTCTCCCCACCCTTCAGCGCCTTCGAGAAATACTTGTTGGCCAGACCAGATGCCGTACGGATGTCAGCAACCTCACCCTCCTCCACCATCTTGTAGAACGGGATGTAGTACACGTCTTTCAGGAAGGTGTCGTAGGACTTCTTGTCGATCAGCCCCTGCTGTAACGCTACGTCCAGCACAGACTTGTTCAGCTTGTTCAGTTCCTTACGGATGTCTTCATAGACCTCTAGTCTGCTCTTGTCGCCGATCTTGCCGGTAGCCAGTTTGTTGCGCTCTTCCACAATCTCTGGAGAGATGGACGCAATCCTGCCGCGCTCAACTAATGCCGCATCACGGTTTAATGCCAGCCAGATCAGGAAGCTGTTGACCTCGTTACCAATTGGCTCAAGCGTCTTTATCAATCCCTTAGTATCTGGCTTGATATCCAGCGCGCCGTCTGTCAGCTTGACCTGCCCGTAGAACGTCAGGCCTTCTAACGCGCCGTCAACAGTCTTGGACATCCGGGCTTTGATATAAGCCAGCGGGCTGTAGTCCTTGATAGTGCGGTACTGGTCTGCGATACCCTGCGCCAACCGCTGGAACGTACGGTCTTTGTACGTCTCCATCTTGTCAGCAAACGTCTTGCCTTCAGGGGCAAAGAACGGCTTAAGCTTTTCCAGATAATTAGGATCAACGTGTCCAAATCCTTGTTCTGGTGTGAGGCCGGGCTTCTTGCCTACGCCCTCAATCTTCTCTGCAACTTTCTTAGCTGCCTTTGATACAAGGCTTGGACCTGCTTTTTCAAACAAAGTACCCTGCACAGGTTGACCACCAGGCTTCACGCCAAAGCTGTACTGTCTAGAAATGATCTTGTCGCCTACAACATTGACATCTTCATCAAGGATAGATTCTGTCGTGCGTACCAGCTGATCCAGCGCGGTCAGGTATGGCTTGGTAACGTTCAGGATCTTGCGGATTAACTCCACAAGTTTGTCCATGATGGTCTTCTCGCCCACCTTAATGTCACTCAGGAACCGCTGCATGTCCTCGTCAGCGATACCCCATGCCAGCAATTCATCTGGCGATTCCAGCGCGTTGATCTCTCTGCCGTAGACCTTTTCCATGAACGGCGTTAGTCGGCCAGCGCGAACCTCGGCATTGAAGTGGCGCACAACCTGATTGAAGAGATCGTTTAGCTCTTTGACGATTGGATCTGATGACTTTAGTACGCTGATTTGCCCGACCGTAGCAACGTGCAGCAACTCATGCAGGACAGTGATGTACCGCATGCCGGGCGGATAACCATTCTGATTATCCAAGACAGCAGCACCGTTCAGCGTCATACGAAATACTGGCTGCTTGCCTTCTCCGGCTTTGCCAAAGTCAAAGTCAACTACGCCGCGTGCGTTACGCATCATGAATGGGCGATTGTCACCAGAGGCAATCTTGAATTCCATCTTGATGCCGCGCCGAGACATCCCGTTCAGGCGATTAAATACCTTCTGTGCCAAAGCTTGGGCAAACTTGTTGGGCGCATTGTCTATCGCCCAGCGAGCGACACCCAGCATGTCTTTGCCGGTCAGCTCTTTTTCTATGCGCTCATGCTCTTTGTTTTTGTTGATGACAAAGGCTTCGCGTTCTTCTGCGCGTTTAGGTTTTTTATCAGTATATAAATTATCAACCCCATTTACTGATAAAGATGCAAGCCTTTGCAAAGCAACGCTTGGCTTCTCAAGCGTCTCTAATTGAGCATAAAGTTTTTTGAAGGTTCTAGTTAAATTAGCCTTGTCAGAAGGTATTCCTTCAGAGGACATGACATTCGGGCGTTTGCTTGCCTCATCATATTTTCTGTAAAGCTCAACCATTTGCGGCGTTATGCCAACATCTGCAAGCTCGGGTATTACTTCACGAGCTTCTTTCTCCGCCAACCGCCCGCGCACCTCTTCCTGATCCGGAAAGTACTCTTCCTGTTCTTCAGGAATGTTTGCCACTTCTTCCGGCGCACCTTGGAACCCAGCCTCTGCCGCCAGTGCAGCAGCCTCTTGCTGACGTTCTTCTGCCGTCATCTGCGGCAGTTCTTTTATCGCCTTCTTCGCCGCCTCTAGCTGTTTGATACGCTCGTCTATCCGGCTTACTTCTTCGCCCAATAGGCGCTGCTGATTCTGCGCGTCGTACACACGGAATTCACCCTGACGTAGCTGCTCTTTGATGTACTCAGTAGCATCCTTCTCGTCGAACGTCTCAGACTCTGTTCGCATATTTGGCGGCAGCCAAGCATCCAGCTTGCCGTCGGCCACCATGTCCGCCAGCTCCAGCGCGACAACGTTTTTGGGCGCCAGATATTTTTTGGCAAAAGATTTCTCTGGGTTGATGTCAATCACATCATCCCGCGTCAGTTTGTTCTTTAAGAAAGTGCCTAGGTTATATTCCTCACCTCGCGCAGTTCCTAGCTTGCTGGCTTCTTTGGACTTGGCCAGAGATTCTTTCTTTAGTTCTGCAAGTTCTTTGGCTACGTCTTTCTCTGTGCCGGCAATTTCTTTTTCCAGCGCCGCTTGTTCTGCTGCCTTTGGCGGTTTCTTTTCCCGCAAGTCAGCCATGACGGCATCCATCACTTCATCTATCCTGTCTGCCGACAGCGCGCCCGACTCCATCTGCCGACGTAGCTCTACCAACTCAGGACGCACAGGCTGTTGCGCCCGGCGCATCTGATCCATCAGCAGGTCCATCTTGTATGCCTGCAACTCACGGATCCGCTCCCTGACTTCTGGCGTCTGCCGCTCGCCCTTCAGCGCTGCTATCTCTTGCGTAGCCGTGGCAAAACTCAGCGGACGCTCCTCTTCAGCAACAGGAGGAACTGGCGCTTCGGGTGGCAGCGTTGCCACCGGCTGCGGTTCATACTTCTTGCGGAACTGTTCTTCCTCGTAGCGCGCCAGATCCTCACGGGTCATAGCCACCGTGCCATCAGGCAGACCAACAGGACGGAATACGCCCTTGTCTTCCAGCAATAGCGGAGGACCAGCTTCTGGCTCCGGCTCTGGTGTTGCGGCAAACTGTGATGGGATGGTGGTTGCTGGAGGCACTGCTTCTCTGGGCGCCTGACGCTGTAACAGACCTGCCGCACCGCCTAGTCCAGCACCGCCTAGCGCGGCCATGGCAGCTGTCTCTCCCAACCCTGCTGTCAGAGATGTCTCCGGCGCCACCTGCGCCATAGCAAGGTTCTGGAGGAATCTAGCCGGTGTCTCTTCTGCCACCTCACTGACAGCCTCGCCAGCAGCAGCTTTAGCACCGCCGAGGATGCGACCAAGCTCACCTTTCTTGCCGGCAAATGCTTCTTCCAGCGCTCTTGCACCTGGCAGTCGCTGTGAAAGTATCGATAATCCTGTGGCTCCAACACCATTCAGACGCGCCAATCCCAGCGCCTGACCAGCCGCTTCTGTTTCGGATACGCCCTTCTTGATGAGTTCTTTGTAGACCTGCTCGTACGTGCCTGCCGCAATGTCTGCGCCCTGCTGGACTGCGCCTGTACCCACAGCAGCCCTGACCGCAGCTGTTGTGCCGGCCAGCGGGGCAACCAGTCTGGCAGCACCCAAGGATGGGAGCAGCTGTGGCGCTTGCTCTGCTAGAAAACTTGTCAGCAGGGCAGGATCTCTAAGGGTTTCCGAGAATGCGGTGAAGAAAGCATCCAGCTGCCCCTTCTTCTCAGCCTCTGCAACCTTGGCCGCACGGGCAGCCTCGCGGGCTTTCAGCCCCGGCGACTTCATAGCCTCTGCTTCTGTGCGGAGTTCTTTGCCGACAGCAGCTAAGCCAGTCTCTTCACCCGGCTTCTCATACTCACCACCGACCACGCCCGTAATTTGAGATGGCAGTTGGAGTAGTGATCCAAACCCACCTTTCAATCCTGCATAGATGTCAGTAGCCGCCTCCCCGAACGTACGCTCAGCAGGCTTGCGCTGTGCCGCAGGAAGGATCTCATTCTCGATGACCCGCGTTATATCTTCCGGTGACATCCCATCCGGAAAGTTGACAATACCAACTCCAGAGACGTTTACGCTGGGCATGTTTATTCCTATTGAGTAGGCACTAGACCTTTGCCTGGTACGTAATTATACGTAGCGCCACCACCGCTGCTAGCGCCAGCTATGCGTTGAGCTTCCTGCATTTGCTCGCTGGGCGTCTTGCCCATAAATTGAGTATTGCGCTGCACAGCCTCAAGTGCTTGATTAAGTGTCAGGCCGCCAGTTTTTGCAACGCCTTGGGCCATCATAAAGATATCAACCGGACTCTTGCCGCTTTCTTTAGCAATCCGCTCAATCAACTTGTACTGCGGTGGGTTTTCATTTTTGATTAAATCAACATTAAACTCAGCCGCTTTTGCCAAGGCAGTCAGTTCTAGCTTGGCGTTCTCAAGACGAATGTTGTCGATCTTTTCTTGCTGCTTTTGCATTTTAGCAAGCGCCGAATCTGCACGGGTGCGTTTGTACTGATCTTCGGCAACTGTAAGCTCACGCAAATATTGATCTAGTTTGTCATCTTGCTCAGCCAGCTTGTCCATTGTAGACATGTACATCATCAAAGATTTCTGACCAGCCCTACTTGCCGTGGCAGCTTCCTCTCCCTTCCGTGCGCCAAAAACCTCTATGCCAAACATTATCAATGCGTGACCAGCAGCCTTGTCTGCACGATCTTTAAACTTACCGCGCCGAGCTTCAGAATCTTGGCGAATCTGAGCAAACAGATCTTTATTTACGCCCGCCTTTTCGTAAGCCCTATCTTGCTCTTCTAACGCTTTATCCAGTGTTAATGCTTCCGGTTCTTGGATGCCAATGTTGCGCAAGGCCGCAAACATATCTGGCTTAGGCGGGCCTACCTCTGCCTTCTCTACTTTCGGAACTTCCTTCTCTGCTGCTTTAGGCACAGGCGCTACAGGCGCAGGAGCGGCTTCAGGTTTTTTCGTGGGCGGAGCAATAGGCGGCAACTTGTCAATACCTTCTATTTGCTGGCGTAAACGAGCGGCTTCAGCGGCCTGCTCATCTGTCATAGGCTTCTGTTCAAAAAAACCGCCTTCTAGTTGTCGCAACTCTTTTTGTTTTGCCTGACGCTCTAATGCCCGAGCAGCAGATTCCTCTGATGCTTTTTTAAGCTCAGGGGTAATTTTTTGCGGACCAAGGCCGTAGTCCTCCATCACTTGCTGTTCCATCAGGCGCTCAGTAGAAGACTTGGGTCTTGTTGATTTAGCTGGAGAAATAGGTGGCAGCGTAGATGGTTCTGCCGCAGCTGCTGAAGGCAACGGGATTTGATCTACCAAACTTCTTGCCGCTGGTCCTGCCCTCAAACTACGCATAGTAGATTGCAGTTCAGCAATATCTTTCTGAATGCGAACTTTGTCTAAGCCTTCTGCTTGACGTTCTGCCGCAGTCAGCTGTGCCAGCTGTTCTGCAAGGATGGCAAACTTGTCATCGGGAGTGTAGTTGCGCTTAAATGATTTGCTGCTTGCCCAGTTGGGATCAACAACATCAATAATCCCTGCGCCGCCGCCACCTGCATAACCAACAACGCCGCCGTCAGCGTAATCGTCTATATCCCCACCGTCTGCAAACGCAACTATCCCGCCGCCCGCCATTTCTTCTGGTAAGCCCGAAGGTAGTGCTGCTATGCCTGTTGGTTGCCTGCTACTAGAAGGGATTACGTTGCCAAATCGATCTCGCTCAACGCCAGTGCGAATAGCTTGCCCAGAACCAGAAGTAACTGCGTTACCAAAACGGTCACGCAAAACATTGGCGCCCATAACCTCGTCTGCCACGGTCTGCTGCGGTGGCTGCATGTTCTGCTTCTGGATGCGGTCGATCATCATCCCGGCCATCACAGCCTTGGTCGGGTCTATCAAACCCATCTGCGCCATCTTCTGCAACTGCGGCTTGCTGTACTTTGTTGCCAGTGACTGTATCTCTTGGATGCCGGGGATAGCCATTTCTTACCTCGTCATGTTGTATAGCGCCAAGTCTGTCAGACCACCCTTGGCAAACGGCAATGGAATGCCAGCCATTTTGCTGCCTGCATAAATACTTGCCAAGCTTCCTAACTGTGCCATAGGAGACGCTGGTGCTTTGTAAATACTTTCCGTACTGGTCATCGGCATACCGCGCGCCATCTCCATGAGATATTGCGCCTGCTGGTACGGGAATTTTTTCTGCATCAAGAAGTCTTGGTAATCCTGCTCCAACTTCTTCTGTTGCAACGCCTGACGCTCTGCACCCGCCGCCGCCTGCAAACCAATAATGTCTTTGGCCTGACCAAACTGCGTCTGACCTAACTGACCTAACTGTTGCGCACCCTGCAACGCGGTCTGCATACCTAACTGAGAAGCCTGCAAACGACGTGCTTGTTCTGTTTGGAACTGCTGTGCTGCCTGCTCATAAGCAGCCTGAGATCCCCGTGCCTGTATGTCGCCCATCTGCTGCATCAAGTTGCGGTTGGCTTCTGCTTCCATGATAGCTTGCCGGGATCCGCCGTATGCGCCTGCCCGTGATGCTTGGAAACCACGCTGCGTACGATCAATAGCCGCCTGCCGCGCTGCCTCACGCTTGCCAATATCCACCACGTTCTGCATGTAAGGCGACATATAAGAAGCCGCCATACCGGGCGCTGTGAATGATGGGCCAGCAAGTAAAGATGGGTTGTACGCCCCCGCCAATCCTGCCTGCGCTGCGCCTCCTGCAAACTGCGCCGCCGGATTTACATACGGAGAAACCGCAAGGTTTGCTGTTGCCTGCTGCGCTTGCAGCTGCATAGGATCAAAGGCAGCTATACGTTGATACTGATACGGCTGATAAGGCTGTTGTGCCAGCGCCGCAGCACCACCCAGAACACCAGAAACTATTGGTTGAACCTCTGGAGCATACGAAAGCGATGTCTGCGTGACCGCACTGGGAGTGCTAGAAACATCGCCGCTGCTGCCGCCATCGCAGTTATACAGACGAATACCATCGGCAGAATAGCCGTTAAATTTGTTTGGTATTAGCATCTCTTGCCTCGCATTCTTTTTTCAAATTTCCCAAGTACTGGTCAAAAGTTTCTTCATGCGCCCATCGACGAATAGCTGGGCCTATTTTGTTTGCCCACTCCATCCCGCCAACAATAAACGCAGAAGCAGACAAGAGATCGATATATGCACCACGCAAAATAAACGCTATCGACCTGTCTTTCTCATCACCCTCACGTTCCAACTTGTTTGCTATATGCCAATTGATGATGGCATTAACTAACGTACTGTGTAACAACACTATGTTTTTTGTATAAAAAGGATCTGTAGGTAATACGACCAGCAAATCCCAAAACACAGAGTTTATTTCATCGTCTGTTATTGGTTTGTCTCTATCAACCAAATCATCCCAAACGTGTAACGCCCTAAATACCCGCACTACAAACTGGATTGCCTCGGCATTGTTTAATAAAAAATCTCCAAACAACGGCACATACTTATCTAGCCGATTAAATTCTGGCGTATTCATGCAGGTAGATATTTCTCCGATTTAGTGTTGGCTGCAACCTTACCTTTGCCCACCGACTTCTTACGTGCGCTCTGAATTCTTTCCATCATTGCGTACAGCTTGCGGGCGCCGGCATCTGTAGATCCGTTGCCAAGCTCTGACACAATACGGGCAGGAATCACAAACTCACCATCAGCAAGACGAGCAGGCTGGCGGTCGCCAATGACAGCAGGGATAGAATCAGATACTCCATCTCCAGGTCCTTTCAGTAATCTGCCGCCATCTGAGTAACCACCAAGGCTGGACAATCCGGTTAACCCACCGTATGCCATCCTGACAGTCTCGCCAGCTTTCTTGGCTTGATCTAAGAACTTGTTTATTTCTACATCATCGATCTGGTTGTCGTTACCAAACCCTGCGGTATTGATCCAATAGTCAAACCCTGCCATGTCTGGCGCGCGGCCTAGCTTTTGCTCATACAGGTTGTACAACTGCTCTCTCGCTCTGTTGTTATCTATGCCAGCAGGATACTTTGAGCTTTGACTACCGGGAATTGTGCCGTACAAGAACGGTGCTTTTGCGTTTAGCGCATCTGCCTCTGCTTGTGTCATGCGACTGCCCATCTGGTTTGGATCAAACCGACGATAGCCAGCATTTGCCATGTCAATTTCTTTTCTCAGACCGGCAGCAATTTGTTCCCTAACGGGTTCAATGCCACCAGCGCGCCCGATCTGGCTCATCCAGTACTCGCGTCCGGGAATGTCCGTGTCACGGCCACCAATCTCTTTGTACAAATCTTCTAGCGCTTTACGTTGTGACAACTCGGGTTGCGCATTCTTGAGGAAGAAGTCTTTTTCCGCATTACTAATCTCATTGTCTGCGCCTATGGTGTTCATGTAATAGTCAAACCCTGCCTTATCAGGTACGCGTTTGAACGTATTCATATACAACTCAACCAAGTCTGCGCGCGCCCGCTCGTTTGGACCAGTCTGGAACTGTTTGATTAGCGCATTGTCTTCCGGCGAGTTGTCAAAATAGTTGTACTTGTACGCGTTAGGATCTTGAGATATAGGCGTAGGCGCTGGGGCAGGCGCCGGAGTAGGCGCCGGAGTAGGCGCTGGAGTTGGTGCAGGCGCCGGAGCTGGTGGAGGAACTTGTCCGCCTGGCGTTGGTGCAGGAACTTGCCCACCTGGTGTTGGCGTAGGAACTTGCCCGCCTGGCGTAGGCGTAGGCGTTTGGCCGCCGGGTGTCGGAGTAGTTGGCCGAGTTAACGGTGTCGTAAATGCTGGCGGCACATACGGCACATTAGGCATAGGATAACCATATTGCATCGGGTTATACGTTGGTGCTCCCTCAATAGTTGCACGACCATACTCGTCATAAGCAACACGAGGAACAAGCGGCTTAGCCAAATTAGTGAAGAACTCCGGCGAGTACTGGAGTGTTCTTTCCAGCTCTGATGGCGTCAGGCGACTTGTTCTTGCGTAATACTCCAGTCCCGGCAGATCCACCTGCCGACCCAACACGCGCTCGTAAACATCAGCAACTTGGCTAGGCGTTGCTAACCCTTGTGCGCCAACATTAGGAGCCTGAGAAAAACTTCCCGTAGCCGGGTTAAAGTCAAATTTAAAATCTTTGAACGGCGACAGCGCCGCTGATTCGGCAGCTGTTGTAGTTTGCTGCGTACCTGAATAACCAAAAGGATCTGGGATTCCACCAGTTGTTGGCGCAGACTGCACGACAGATGAAGTCTTAGGCATTGGAGCGCCTGCTGCACTTTGTTGTGTGGCAGATGTTTGAGTTGTGGTTGCTTTGGGAGCAGAAGATGTTTGAGTTGTTGTTGTTTTAGGGGCAGCAGAACCAGCTGCTTGCGCCTGCGCATACTCTCCAATAGGAGCTACTGGCGCTACAGAAATACCTTTGCTTTGTAAGTAAGAGCGTAACTGTGGATCAGTATTGGCAATCTGCTGCAAAAATGGGGTTGCTTTAGCAAAGTCATATCCCGGCGCAGTTGGAACCAATTGAACAGTTTCTGTTGGGCTTATCCTAACTTCATGAGACCCCGTAATACCGGCAGCGGGTACATAAGAAGAACGTGGGCCTGATGCCACTATTGCATCTGCCGCCCTCATGGTTTCCGCAGCAGCAGCAATTCTTGCGCCAGCATCCGGCACACCACTCCAATAACTTACTTGTGACGCAGTTGGCGCACCAAGTCCAGCTGCTTGAAACGCAGCTGCTACACCGCCACTAGAAGACCCGCCAGAAGAATCTCCAGAAGAACCCCCAGCGGAACCACCAGAAGAACTAGCAGAAGGCCCCACGCTTGCGGCAGACGAAGGCCCTGCCACGCTTAAAGCGGGTGCGGCAGAACTGCTCCCATAACCAAAAGCATCCGGTATGCCGCCCGATGCAAATCTTTGCTCACCCGTGTACGGATCTATGTTTGCCTCACCCTGCGGACGAATGACATTTTCAGATATCGGACGCTGCGCTGCGGTTGCGTACGATGATGTCATCTGATTTGCCATAGGGTATCTGGTGTTTGCCCCTATAGCGTTTTGACGTGACATCTGCTCAATTACGCCGCCCTCGGCCAACGCCATCAGCCCACCGCTTTTGGCATAGTACTGCCCCGTTGGTTCAAAGCGCGCATTAGGGAAGTAATTGCGCTCAGCAGTACCCACCGCACCCATAGGCATGTCATACGCATACCGCGTAATTTCTATAGGCTTGCCCTTCTTTTCTTCCGGCGCCCTGCGATCTCCTTGCATGCCAGAAGATATTGATGAAGCAACGCTTGCCAAAGCATACGGATTTTCTTTTACAAAATTCCACATGCTTCCGGGAGTTTGAGTGACGCTCTTTAACCCTTCCAGCACAGCAGGCCCCCTGCTAGCTGTTTGCGCTATTGAAGGCGCTGCACCTGTTGTGCTGCCAATCAAATCACCTACTCGACTAAAGATGCCTGCTTTCTGCGCCTCAACCGGAATCATTGCCCCCGGAACGCCCTGCGTCATGCCCATGTAGTTCGGGGTTTCCGCAATCTTTGATTTCAATAAATCTAAATCTGGCGTAGTAGCCATCTTCGCCAAAGTCGCGCCGCCTTGAGTGGTCAGCGTACCTGGCCGTGCAGATGCCACTTGTTGGGCTATCTGTTCGGGCGTCATGCCGGAGCCTTTGATTACTCCAGACGCACTCAACGCATCGTCAGCCAAAGCGCCGCCAGCACCAGCCAAAGCACCGCCAAGTTCAGCGCCGCCATAAGCCCCAAGGCCAGCCATAATGCCTTTACTTAGACTGCCCGTAGCAAGAGTTCCAATTGCGCCTACCGTCAAGCCCGCTTGGGCTGCGGTCATTACCCCGAATCCTGCTGGGCCAAGAGCAAAACCAAGAATTGTGGGCAGCAAACTCGACAACACCCCCGCTTCCGGCAGACCAGTCTGCGGATTAATGGTCAGGCTGCCGCCGTGCGCCATAGCTAGCTGCTGGAGGCCGTTAACCTCACCCGGCGTCATGTGGACCAGTACTTTGTCTTGACCCCTGCCAGCCTGCTGGAGATGATTGGCTAATGTGTGGAGGCTCATTGCTACCTCATCCTAGAAAATTTGTCAAAGTTTAACACTTCATCTCACGCCGTCATAGCAAAGTTCCGTTATAACGCTGAAGTAAATGTTGCCGTTACAATAATAGATGGTGAAGTTGGATGTACTGGGCTAGTACCAGGAGGATATGTTGCTGCTACTGTGTTCCCGGTAGTTGAAGCAAATAAAAGCTGGATGTAATCCCCTGCATTTACAGGCTGCACCAAGTTCCAAGAAATAATTGCCGTTCCCGGTCCGCTACCATGCTTAGCAGGAACAGTTGCAACTCCAGCGCTGTAAGGAATATCGACCCCATTAAGTCGGAACCATATCGTTACGTTATCCAAAGACGTATCAAACGTCAGCATTTGAATGCTGAACTGAATGTTGTAATACCCCGCAGTAGAAAAAACTATCTTGGTTTTGTCTGTAGCGTCTAGCGCCACACCGTTACTACTGGTTGTTGCAAGCAAAGCCAGAGGGGCTGCTACTGATGCCGACGCTAAAGTCTGCGCTTCAGTTACATAAACGCCTGCACTATGAGATGCCTTGGTAGATCCGTACGCGCCGCGAGTAATTCCAGTAAACGTCGTAGCCGTCTTGCCAGTATAAGTAATAATTTCACTACCTATAATGATGCCGCCACTTGATAAAACAAAATCCGCTGTTGAAGCAACAACAATATCTGCCGTAGAGGTATTGTTAATTCCTGTTGTTAAAGTAGTTACACCATCTTGATAGAACGCGCCGTTGGGCAATGCTAGGGTGTTTAACAGCCCTAAGCGCAGCTGGCTTCTTAATGTATCTATTTGGTTGAAGTACAACCGCAAAACGCTGTTTAGCTGATCCTGATACTGACGCGAATAATCTGTCGGCGCCAACGGCAAAGCAGGAGACTTAACATTCGTAAGCTCTGTCTCTTCCGTTGTAACAACTTGTGTGTAGATAGTCATCTTCTACCGTCAGGACGCACGTCAATTCTTGGTACGCCTAGCTGCCATTGTGTACCAACGGTGTTGGAGCTGATCTTGAATGCCATCTGCCGCCCACGAATTCTGGTGTACACAATCTCCGTGAACTCTTGAACCGTGTAGTACTTCTGATTCGCATACGATTGCGCTGACTCAACTGTCGGCGTCGCACCCGAGCCATAAGCTGCGCCAGGGTTTTGCCTCGGACGCACGGTAAACGTAACCGCCGGCTTATCTGGCGCTGGCGTTGTGGAACCATCAAATGTGAGATCAGGAATAATGCGCCACACAAAACCAAAGTTATGACCATCGCCAATATCAAAGTCTGAAGATTGAATGTAAGCGTCAATCGCGTTCACATCTCCAGCAACGCCAACATCATCAGTGCCATTCTCGTGGTAAACAATCGCGTTCTCGTATGTGGCCGCCATAGGATATTCGCGCAACGGTGAATCCAACCACGCACTCCGACCTAACGTGCCGTAGTACCACACCTTATCCAAATAGTTGTAGATAACGTACTTATCAATAACCGTGGAATTTGCAGAGCAGTAGAACCACCAAATCTCGCTATACCCTTCATTGCTGCCAGCAAAGAACTGAAAGCTTTGCTCCATGTTGATGTCATCAAAAACATATTGCCGCAAGGAACATGGTAATGTTTCCACTCGCCCGGTATAAACGTAGAACTTATCCGTTCCCATCCAGTACACAATATTGTTTGCCGCAGCCACAGCGTTGGGACCCGCAATAGAAATATTGTGCGAAAGAATGTTGAAGCTCCACACAAACGGCGGCCCAACGTATTGCATAGACCAGACTGACGCATCAGTAAGAACTAAAATTTCTTGACGCGTTTGTACTGCGGTAACAATAAAAGAACCGCTACTTAGCTGGAAACTACCTGCCTGATTGGTAACTGCCGGCGTCCATACAGAATAATTCTCTTGGTCTGACCAACGGACCAACATGTTATTTTGATCTACTGATCCGTAGTCGTTGCAACCAAAAGATATTACAAAACGTGACGAATCCGAAACCATCACCAGCGTGGAAACTGATGGACAGTTTGCGTCTGTTTCGTAGATACCAGGACTATATGGCGCCAACTGTGTAGCGTGTGTAGAGAGTGATGTTAAATCACCATTTACTGAATACTCAGGAATCCACATATACAACCCGCCGTTACGCGGATTGATGATTAAGTAATCGCCATAGTTGGCATGGCTCCAAAGTCTAAGCTGTGTGTATGCCGTAAGATCAACGGTTTGCCCCCATCCTTGGAAGGTGTCGGCGTCATATACAGTAGCGTTGTTGCTATGAGATGCTGCTGATGTACCGTTAATACCGCGTGTGCATCCAGTAAAAGTAGTAGAGGTTTTGCCTGTATACGTAATTAGTTCTTCATCAACTAATAAAGAACCAGTGGCTGAAAATCCGTTGGTCGAGTCTACAGTGATCGTTGTAACAGCGGAATTAATGCTGCCATCTAAATATGTAGTGGGGCTAATTTGATAGCCGCCCCAAGATCCCGCGCCCCATCCAGTTAAAGAAGCATATACGCCAGATCCAGCATTTAATTCATATTCGGCTATGACTGTGCCGCCGCCAGTAACACTAGCATTTGCAGGTGATCCCGCATCAACAGTGTAAGTGTTTGCATCTACGTAGGTAATTTCGTACCCGCCGTCTAAAGTTAATCCACCTACCGGACTCGCACCTGTAAAAAATACCGTATCACCTGTAATGGCGCCGTGATTTGTGTTTGTTACAGTTACGATTGACAATCCATTTGTTGTGGTAAATGGATCAATCAATCTTTGTTGGAATGGATACAACTCATACGCAACGTTGCCACCGCCAGTAGTAGTGTTGTTAGCCGCTGAAGTTACGGTAACAACAAAAGCATTTGCATTTGTGACCGATGCAACCACATGGCGAGTGTTTAATTCAGCTGCTGGGATTCCATCTACCGCAGATGAATTGGCAAAATAAACAATATCATCTGCTACTAGGTTGTGATTAGAGATGCTGACAACAACGTTTGATGACGTGTTGGTAACAGAAAAAATATTTGCGCTTGTGCCAGTTTCAACAAAAACGCGGAATGGAGTGATGTCATAATAAGCACCACCACTTTCGATGTAATACTTAGATGTGGTTCCGATGCCAAGTAAGTTATAGCCGCGAGTGGTTACCCAATTAATTAAACCTCTGGCAGTGCCATCATAAGTAGCTGCACTTATAGGCGCCCAACCACCAATCTTCTCAGGATAACCGGAACGAAAACGAATTTTGTCGCACTCAAACCAACCGCCTTCGTTGGCCAGCGTCGTGCCTTCGCGATTGACGCCAGGCCTGAACTGTAGCTGCTGTAATGGCATCTTATTTCACCGTTTGTCTTACTGCGTCGTATTGGGCGTAGCACTGTTTGAGGGCGACGAGGAGTTCGTCGGCTTCTCTAGCGATCCTGACAACCACTTCGCTATCCTCTCTGTAAAGCTCTCTGGCGGTACAGGAACTTTGTCCAACGCCGGCGGTACTGGACACGGCACTTGAATTGGTGGCGGGGCGACTTTGCCGGTCGCGCAGGCTGTTAGTAAGAGCGGTATTCCTAGCAGCAATATCCCGAATCTCACGATCCTTCTCCTGTCTTAACTTGTCTGCGCCCATCTGAAGCTGTTGCTGTATCTCAACAGATTCTTCCATAGCCTTAGCGTACTGAGCATACTGCGCGGTCTTCTCTTTGTCCCACGCTTGCTGCACTTCTGCCATGCCGGTTTCCTTACCCGTATGATATCCCCCTACTGCTGCCGCGCCAATGGCAAGCACAGCACCAAGTATCAGCCAAGGATTCATTTCGGCTCCGCAAAATACAGCGCTATCTCATCATTCCTGCGCTTCACCAGTCCTGGCAAAATCTTGCCGCCAGCCTTAGTGAACTTTAGGAACTCTTGCTTCGCCCCTTCAAAGTCTCCACGGTTATGCTTCTGCCGCAGCGTAGACCGCTGGAGTGTGCCTAGCCCAACATTGAATGCAAAGCTGACCAACGCCCCCAAGCGATTTTCGTTAAGATTGTCAGGGCAGTAACGAAGAACACCAGCGACAAAACGCTGTAGGTCTTTCTCAAGGATTTTATCCACTTCGTCTTTGCTAAATACACGGAAGTCCTCCGGCTTGAGCGCAAACTTGTCGCGCTGATCTATCGGCATCTTGCCCTGCTCAGGGTAGAGAACATGCCCTACCCCAATCGTCCACAACTTAGCCGGACATTTGTACGGCTTGTATCGGACGCCTTCATGATGACGAATCATCGGGATAACAGCGGCTGGCAGTTTCATTTACCGGCCTTCGAGTTACCACGAGAACCAAACCACATAGCGATAATCGTACCCAAGAGCGCCATCTCATCAGCGTCGAACACAATCTCCATAATCTGGATCAGCTCACCGATTGATGTCACCTTGTCGCCGTGCATAAATATCCACAGCATGGTCAGCAGATTGATCAGCACCAGCTCAAGCACGAAGATGAACGTGACAAACGGACGGGTAGCTGCGGTCATGTCCTTGACCCACTGAGAAGAAGATTCCAGTAGCTTCTCTTGATTGTTGTAGATCATGCCCATTTGAGCCATGTATTGCTGATGATCCTGCTCGTCGTTGCCGCGCACTTCCTCAGTTTTGTCTGCCGGAGAATAGCCGCGCTCGGTCAACGATAACTGCTGGCGCATCTGCATTTGCATGATGTCTAGCTCGTGCTTCTTATCAGCACGATCTTGCAACATGTCAAACAATCTTGGGAAGAGAGCGACTATGTAGCCGCCGATGGTTGAGATAAGTGTCAGCATCACCGCTCCTTATTGTCCGTACATCCGTTCAATCTGTATCTCTTTGCGTAGCTCTCGCATCTTCCTAACTTCATGCACCGCCGCCTGCGTTGCGTAATACATGTCGTAGTACATAAAAGCTAACACCGGCATGATGATGAAAAACATCAACAGCACAGCCAGCACTACCACGATAAGTGACCAAGGTACGTCCTCTGAATTGCGCTTCTCGTTGTCAGCCAAAGGAGTGCCACCGCCCAAATTACTACGAAAATTACTGCTGAAACCCACACCGCTTTTGCCCTGAGTTCCGCTATTTTTCTTTTGCGTCGCCATCTTGCTATCTGAGCTAACCTCAGTTCCTCCGCGTGGGCTACCTCCTGTTCAGCGACTATGCGCTGCCACATCTCTTCAAACTTGCTCCACAGACTACCCAACTCCGGCGGGGCTTTGTACACCATCGTTTCTCGAATCTCTGCCAACATTGCATCTAGCCTTGTCGTAATCAGAATCCGTCTTAACGCCCGTCGCCCGATACTTTCGTTACCCTTGTATACCTGCTTGGCTTCTAGCTCTTCCTTCTGCAACGCCTTGTGGATTGCATCATAAGCATCCATCAACGCACCTAACTGATTACCAATGTCGGTATACACATCAGCCGGATCAGCCTTGGCTATCTGCTGCACACGCTGTACTTCTGCGTGGTACTGCTGTCTCTGTGCTGGGGTCGGGTCTACGATCTTTTCGTACTGCTGCTTCAGATCATCAATAACGTCTTTTGCTTCCCCAGCTACGCTCTTAATTTCCTTGTATAACTCGCAGCCCTTTCTGACTGCCGCGACCGCAGCATTTGCAGCAGCTAGAAGGGTGAGCGGATCAATTTATGCCTCCGGCATAGTGTCTTTGGTCAAGGAGTGCTTAGCCATCAGTTCATAGGCTTGTTCTGTCGTAATGTCAGGGGGGGCAATGTCTTCAACGTCATCACCATCCCTAATTGCATGGATACAACAAAATACCGTATTTGGTTCTAAGGCTATAAACTGATGAGTTATGCCCTTCGGCGTGACAATCAAATGTGGCGCTGTAAATTCCTGCTCTCCGTTATCATGTTTCATAAGCACTTTGCCAGTTGCCAACAGCGTGATGTGATCAAACACATGAGCGTGCCCATCATGCGTGTCGCCTGCATTTACAAAACGGTGCATTTTGACAAAAATATTGTCAACAATTTTTAGGTCAGTTACCGGTGTTGACATAAGTTACTCCAATCTGTGTTGCTTGCTGAGCCGCTTCTTGTTCAAGATTACGCCAAACACACAAATTTTCATCAAGAGTCCAGCCATCACCTTCTGGCTTAATCGGAATAAACGCATCACGATTTACATCATATGTGTAACCAATACCAGCATAATTTTTACGAAAGCTACCGTTGTAGCTTGTTTGAATCCAATTTGTGTTTTCGCCAAACAATTGTTTGCAAAAAGCGACCCCCTTTGCTTCTGATTCTTGCCCATTCTCAAGCAACATCTCATTGCCAACGACAACAACTCGCAGCACAACATTGTCTTCGTTTAACTCAGCAAAATGGGCCATTATTGGAACCTCCAACGAATAACAACAATTCCAGAACCGCCTGACCTTGTAGTTGGCGACTGTGCGCCGCCAGCGCCTCCGCCAGTGTTGGCAGTGCCATTAGTAGCTTGAATTAACCCAGATTGTTGATAACCATTACCGCCGCCACCTGCACCGCCAAGACCTCTATTACCAGTATTACCCGCGCAACCGCCCCCGCCACCCGCATAGGTTAAGGAAGACCCAGAAAGACTAGAAGCGGTTCCTGCTCCGCCATTGCCCGCATTTACACCAGCAGTAGCTCCAGCACCACCTGCGCCCCCTCCGCCGCCAGCATTGCTATAAGCAGCTTTAGTGTAATTAGAGTTGCCGCCAGCATTACCTTCTCCCGAAGTTCCCGCCGCGCCATTTTGATTTTGAAACCCAGATCCACCGCCGCCTGAGCCGCCCGTTGATGGGGTGACCGTAGTATAGCCACCGCGCCCCCCGCCAGTTGTTGTAACCAAAGAACCAAAAGATGATCCGGTTCCGTTTGAAGTCCCACCTCCCCCACCACCAACCGTAATCGTGTAAGCCTGAGCGGCAACAGTTAAACTCGGAGTAGTTGTAGTTCCTGCGGTTTTCATGCCGCCAGCGCCGCCGCCCCCGCCATATGTCTGCGATGATCCCCCGCCACCAGCCACGACTATGTATGAAACTTTATTTCCGTAAGTTCCATCTGAACCTAATGCATTAACAGTAAATGTTCCCGAACCATTGAATGTCGCAACTTTGTAGTCACCATCATTTGTGACCGTTGCGCCGGATGTAGAAACATCCATATAAAGAGCGCCGCCACCAATACTCGCCAACACTCCTTGAAGTATTCCACTCATGCTAATCCACCTTTAAGTCAGACCTGTTCCACTTATGATCCACTCGGTGCTTGTAACTTTTACGCAAGTCGCAATACCATTTGCCGCCAAGGTTCTGTTACCAGTCGTGCCAGCTCCCGCCAAGCGCATCGTGTCAGTCGTGATCGAAATCGTAATCACCCCTGCGCCGTTTTGGTTGATGAACGTAATCGCAGTACCTATTGGATACGCTACGCTAGAGTTTGCAGGTATCGTATATGTTCTTGCCGTTGTGTCTGCCGATGGGTGGAATATCTGTTTACCAGCATCAGTCGCCACTAACGTATAGGCTGTAGATTGGCTGTTTTGTGGGATATTTAGATAACCAAGCGTGACATTTTCACCCGGCTCAGGCAACGTCAACGTGCGACTTGCCGACAAAGTAGCTGGAGTCAGCGTAATTGCAAAACTACCCGTACCGCCAGCACGACCCGCAATAACAACCGCATCTTGCGTGGCTGCGGCTTCAGATCGAACAGCATTAGCCGCCCGAAATGTTTGCGCCGCAGTAAAAGTTTGAGTTGTTCCAATAGTTGCTACGGTGTCTGTAACATTTGGCAGACTAAGCGTGGTGCTAGATGCCAAGGTTGTTGGCTGCAAAGTAATGCGATATGAACTGCTGCCGCCTGCTCTGCCAGCCAAAATCAAAGCATCTTGTGATGATGTAGCCGTGCCAAATGTTTGGCCTGTTGCGTTGTAAAAAGTATTTGCACCGGTAAAAGAATTATTCCCAGCAGCAGTAACATCACCAGTAGCAGATGATGGTGTATATGCCTCCCAAGCTGTATTGCCTGCATTTACACGAATGGACTGGCCAGCAGTGGGCGTTACCGTTGTTAATGTATCAAGCGCGTTTGCTACAAAAATCGACCTAGCCGGAATAGTCGTATTCCCCGTGCCGCCTTTTGATACAGGCACAGTGCCAACCAAGTTCCCCACATCAGCTGTGGCTATGGTTACAAAGTCAGATCCGTTCCAAGCGCATAAAGCTTTGGTGGAGGCGGCGATCGTCGTGCCAGTTGTGGCAGATCCTTTTAATACTACTGCCGCATTAGATTGGTTGATGACAATATATGCCTTGGACTGACTTGGCGCGATAATGTTTCTGCTTACACCAGGCGATCCAGTAGGAATTAGAACTGCACAACGTGCTTGGTTTGAAGCTCCGCCCCCAGTAGTAGTTAGCGTCCAATCTCCCGAGGCAACTGATGCAGTCGCAGTAGCCGCAATAGAATCTTCTGCTAATTGAGTAATACTGTTGTTAACAGTAGTTCCCCAGGTTCCCGCCAATTCTCCAGTAGCCGGTAAAGCAAATCCCAATAACGAAGTGTAGGAAGTAGGCATAATCTATCCTTTAGGCAGTATTAATTTCCTGCCAATTTACATTTTGATTATCAGAAACGTCGTTCCAAGATGTTGTTTGATTGTTGGCAATATTCTGCCAGTTGATAGTTTGGTTGTCATCAATCAACTCCCATAACAAACGCCTTGTTATAACATCAGAAGCCGTGGCAGTTTCTACAATATTCGCAATAAAAGACGCCGCCGACGAACAACTTTCCGATGTCGTGACAGACTCTGAAATAGATACCGCAAAATCTACCAAACAATTTGACTGGTCTTGCACTGACGCCGATTCTAAAATTGCCGTCAAAAATTCTACTGTTGAATTGGCATTTTCTGATGCCGTCACTGTTTCTAAAATTGCTCCAGAAAGCGAAACAGTTGATCTTGACTCATCGGTTGATGTAGCTGTTTCCTCAATGCTCCCTATATAAAGAAGTCCCCCAACAACACTATCAGTAGCCGTTGCCGTTTCCGACGCGCTTGCAGCAAACTCTGCCGCCGCCGCTACCGCATCTGATGCCACCACAGACTCAGATACTGTAGATCCGTATTCTTGAGCTGCAACAACTAAATCGCTAGCTGTTGTTGTTTCCAGTACTGCACATCCCAAATTAACTAGCGAATCAGATGTTTCAGATGCAGTAGCCGACTCAGATACGCCTGCATACAACAACACCGCCGACGAGCAAGATTCGCTTGCTGTCGATGCTTCCGATATAGCTGATGCCAATACTGCACCAGCACTTACAACTTCTGAAACTGTGGCGGTTTCAGATACCGATCTAGAAAAAGTAATGTCAGCCGACGTGGAATCCGTTGCAGTAGAAGAATCAGAAAGCGAGTTGTCATAAACTGAACAACCCCAGCCTGCTTGCCCCCAAGTGCCAGAACCCCAGCCGCCATCCGGCATTATTAGCCCCCAACCTCAATCTGATCTTCTGCAAACCAACGTTGATGTGTTACATCGCCATCAGACCATTCCACTAAATACTCAATGTTTCCATCATCATCCATGCGCATTTTTACAACAGGACCTTGTGGGACTGTCACTTTCGCACGAACTACATCGCCTTTTTTAAATGCCATGATCTACCCCTTATTAAGCAGCCATATTGAATGTGTAGGTCACATTCAGCACGTCACCACTTACCACCGATCGATCGCCTGGTGCTTGGAAGTCAGATGCACACAGCAGCGTACCTGACGTGCCAGATGCAACGTTTGCCAAAAATGCGCCTGCAACCGTCGTTGTGCCGTTCATCGTAAATTGCACAGGTGTGCCGTTAGTCGATACCGCTGGATTAGCTGTAGTAGCCGCGCCAAAAGTAATTGCTGGCCTGCTGCCTGAGTAATTCGTATCTTCTGTCCAGCCACCCGATCCAGTAGCGCCGTGAGATGCCAGTGTATTTGTAGCACTGATTGTGGTATTAGCCGCTGGACCAGTGATCAAGCCCACATACCACGCCGCTGTGTAGCCGGATCCGGTTAGCACTGTGTCATTGATAAACTTTAAGCCAACATTGACCACTAAGTTATGGCAGCTGTCTTCCCACTTAAAATTGCCATTCATGTCATAGCATTCAAAGTGAAACACGCCGCCTGCATGTGCCATATCAGCAGTCGATCCCGTGCGCGTCACTGTGGTAGTCACAATGTCGTTTGCTTTTGCTAATTCTGTTTGCATGATAACTCCTTACGTTATACGAATAACTGCCGATGACGCCGTATCTGGCGGGAATTGAATCGTAAATTTTGTTGTCGTTCGCTTGTCAGATCCAAAATCCAAAACGGCTATGGATTTATTGCCAACGCTTGAGTTATAAATTAGCGCGCCTCTAGCAGTGAACGATGCGGGATCCCACTCAACATCATCAAAATTTACGTATGCAATTAAACCTAATGTTGATACCGATACTCCGGTCAGCGTTTTCCCGCCAGCCGAATAGCCAGTGCCAGTAATTTCATTTGCAGTCGAATAAACCGTAGTGGTCTCATCCAACGTAGCAAGCGCGGTGTACAAAGCTATCTTCAAAGTATTTGTTTCCAGATTGTGCTGACCCAGCAAAATCTGCTCTTTAAAGCTGGTGGTTAATCCCTGACGGATTGCCATTACGTCACCTTGACCCTAACCTGGCCAGAACGATAAGCATCCTGCCGCTCAAGACCATCGCCCAGACGTTTCAGCTGACCCATCGCTTCGTTGTACTTGGCTTCAACGTTTTGAATGATATCTGTCTCACCCTTCATAAACAGATACGCTTCACGTAGAGAACCGTAAAGAAGGATTGGATCAAAGTTATCCCCAAGCCACGTCGTGCCGCTGGCAGCATCAACGATCGACTCAGGATAATAGTAATAGTGCATTTCTATTTCGTACGCATCATCAGGTGTTGGACCCAAGATAAACGTCAACTCATTAGTAATGACGCTGTTTACAACCGTTGGCCCAAAAATGCCGTAGTACAAAGGCAGTCCAGTGTCTGTTGGCATTGGGTAAGCCTCGCGGATAAAGTTCACATCCTTGTCCAACAAGTAGTGATACTGGTCATCGCCATCAATGACAGCCATAGAATAGACTGCCAAGAAGTCACTAGGCGCCGACAGATACTTATTATCTGCCGTCAACAACCCCGTCACGTTCCGTCGAAGCGCAGGAATCTGAACAGAGTTATATACCCGCGTTTCCGTCTGACGGATAAACGTGTCGATGTACGACTCAAAGTCTGAATCGTAGTTCTCTGTGTACGCCTTGATGGCGTTAACAAGTTCTGTGTATGTCACAGATTACCCCATCTTGCCACTGATCTTGCGACCTTTGGTAGCAGCGCCATAACCGCGCATCTCACCAACACCATAAGGATTGATTGGCTTGTAGTTGCCCTTGCTAATGCCACCAATCGACGGGTTAATCTGGTCTAGCACCTTGGCGCCAGGCGTATATCCGCTGTAGGCATTAACGTTCGTCGCGCTGCCTTCCATCGTATGCGGCTGAGCGTACGTGGATGCAGGACCAACCTCTTTGCCTTTTACCTTTTGGGAAAACTTAGCCATTATCGACCCCTTCCAGATCCACGCTGATTCATCGCGCGCGCTACATTCCGTCCGTATTTTTTCATGGCTTCACCAGTTACGCCACCTTTTGCCATGTTGTGCATACGCTTCTCGTGGGTTTTGACCGCCTTGGAAGCAATAGACTTCATCTTGCTCGTATCCATTTTGAACTCCTACGTTGTTAATACCGTTACGTTGTTTACCACTCCAGGCACTGCCAAATAGTTTGGCGTTAATCCCGCATCGTTTGCCCTTGCGCCGCCAACAGGATTCCAGCCCCACTGAATAATCCTGCTGCCGCCCTCTGGATACCCCGTCTCATCTTCCGCAGGTCCAGTATTAAACTTTGTCTGCAACCCGCTGTAACCAGACTGGATATAACTCACATCCGGCCTCGGTTCCCGCACAGCTTGCGCATCTGTGACTGGATACATCCCAAGGCTAAGTTGAGGTTGATCTGGTTCCCAGCACGTTTGACATACTTTAATTTTGACATTCTTTGTCTTAATAGTGAGCGTTTTAAGCTCTTTCAACATATAACGAAAACCACATCTATCACATTCTGCAATAGATTTTTTACCTGATGCGTATTTACTCGGCATAGTGGTTGTTCTTCAATCTGTTCCTGTCCGCTGGCAGCACTTGCAAATTCTCTGGCACATGCAACCCAGAGACATTTTTGCCCTGCAACGGCACAATATGATCTACGTGGTAATCCAGTCCTATTCGCTTCAACGAGTCTCTGTACAAATACACACAACCAATCTCAAACCAATGTCCTTTGTTCAGCCATCTTGGTGTTGCCTGTAACTTTGCTGCTCGATACTTGGCTTTGTTGGCAAGCACACGAGCCGCATGTTTTTGTCGAGTTTTCCTTGAAGATTCTGCTGCACTCTGTGGATTTTTAGCCCTCCACCGTTGAGTTTTTGCAACTAATTTTTCAGGATATTTTTCTGCGTATCTTCTGTCTTGCTCCAATTTTTTGTCAGGATTTGCTGCCCGCCACTCTTTGACCCTTTGGTACGCCTTTTCCTTGTTACGCTGGGCGTAAGCCTTTTGATATGCCTTCCTAGCCTCTGGATCCTTCAGTGGCATACATCACCTATAAGTAATCATCCGTGGCACTAAACGATCCGGCGCCTTCTCACGATCTTCTCCAGCAGCCAACTCCCATGCCTCGTCATACTGCGCCTTCAGCATCTGCAACCGCTCAAACGCGTTCGGCAGCTTCATGGCCAGCATATACGCCAAGCCCGCTACCAAGCAGTTCTGGAAACGAAATGGAATATCTTCCACGTTCGCACCGTTGCCGGCATCAAACATCCTGCGCAAACGCCAGTACACAAAGTAGTAGTACGGCGAAGCTTCAGTTCCTTGATCCGGTGCAGGCCACACGTTAATCTGCGGTGGCACAACTTCACCGTTCGTCGTTTGCCCTGATTGCCGGTTAACCCAGACTTGAATCGGGCGCCCTTGCGTCAGTTTGTTTGGGATAGTGGAGTAAGTGGATACCGAGATCCGGTTAATGTTGATATCAGTCTGGTTGGCAGTAGAGCCAGGGTAAGTACGAATAACATGCTCAAGCAGATCAACAGTATCGACAGGTAGATCATAGGTAATTGTCCCTTGTACTAACGTGATTTGCCCTTGCTCAATCGTCCATAGATTGATGCCTCGATTTGCCCACTCTGTCAGCAAGAAGTTCAAGCTGCGACGGGCAGTACGAAAATCATAGCCACTACGCAGCTCAAGCCCGCAGCGCTCAAACGCCTCTTCAATAAGGTCGTTAAGCGTCGGGTTGAAGTTGGTAGTGGTTGTAGTTTCAGCCATTTTTACACCATTTTTCCACGGGTCTTGCCGCGTTTGGCGCAGCCATCAGCACGAATAGATGCTGATTTAATTGCTCCACCTTTTTTCATTTTTTCTACGTCTTTAAACCTAACGGCTTTGTCCTCTGGCAATTTACTTTTAGGCACTCGAACAGTAACAGCATCCTCTCCGCCTTTCCACTCTCGACCAAACTTACCCGTCTTATCCCCGCCGCTCCACCATTTTTCTTCTCCGGTTCCGTACTTTGGATTGGGGTTTCTGCCAAAATATCCAGATTTTTCTGCGGCTTCGTATTCCGCTTTTGACATGTTCCTATACGCATGAGTTATGTCTTTTTCGCTACTTGGCATACGCACTGGTGAATTTTTTAGCCGTAACCCTTCTGCCACAACTACTTTATTTTTTACATAAGGACGAGTTGCCATTTCTGCTGCACTCAAAGCCCTTTTACCCAACCCCAAACCAATTAAATCCTCTGGGCCTATTGGCGATGCTTCTAATGCTTGTTCGCGTTCTAATTGACGGCGATACGCGGGATCCCGCATATCTTTACTAGGCTTGTCCATTACCGACCCGCCTTCGTCAAATTTCTTGCGCTTCTTCACTATCTAAACCTCGCGGTCTTCTGGGCTATACGTTTTGGTTGCGCGACGAACTGCTTGCCAGCTTTCTTGCCTGCCCGTTTCGCCTTCGTCGTTGCTGCGTACTCCGCCGGTGTCAGTGACTTTATCGCTGCCTCCGGTAAATATCTTTCGCCCGTCTTTGAGGACGGCTTGCCACTCTTTGTGCGCCATTTTTGCTCGCCCCAATCCTTCAGGCTTTTTTGTGGCGCCTTCACTTCTTGCCTAGTTTCTTCAACGTCTGGGCAAGTCGTGCGCGCTGACCAAGCTTACCTGGCTTTTTAGCAGCCGCCGCCAACTTCTTAGGGGAAATCGGTTTACCCTCTTTCGCACCCAGCTGAGCGCGTAACGCACCAGGTTTCTTGATGGCGCTCTGAATAAACTTCTTAGTAGATCCACCCTTCTTCATGCCTTCAACGCCGCGACCCTTCAGGACGTCTGCTTGCGTTACCTTGCCGTCGCCGGTCAAATCTGGAAACTTGCTAGCCATCTCACACCATCCTTCCACGAGTTTTACCCCGCTGCGCAATGCCGTCCCCACGTTGTGACGCACCAACAACTTTGCCGCCACGCTTGTATTCTTCACGCTTCATCAGAGCTTTTGGGTCCATTTCAGCACCAAGTTGCATTTCACGACGATCAGAAGCCGCCCCACCACTACCACCGCCAGACTTGGGCTGTGGTTTCTTTATCTCCCCCATCCTTTTAAGAAACTCTGGGTCTTCTGACGGGCTTAAAGGCTTAAATTTTTCTTCCGATGTTGATGCTAAACCAAGTCTTTCAGCAAGTGCATGACCACCTTTAACGTTGGTTGCTTGATTGTTTCTGCCGCGCCATGCACCCTCTTTGTAATTAATTGGATCAACCGCATATCGACCAGATCCATACTCCATGTCTTTTTTATCTGCGGCAGACCTAGCGCGGTTTTTGTCTGTGTAGTCGTTGCCTACATACACTTTCTCAATCCGATCCCACAACTTGTATCTAGTGGTTTCATCAGCCACGATAACCTCCACCTGCCGCTTTGTACTTCTTAGCCACTAGCTGTGCCTTGCGGGCTGACCATTTTCCTGCGCCAGTGCCATGAGTAGCCGCTGCTTTTACCTGAGACACAATCCGCTTACGCAGTTCGGGCTTAGTGTAATTGCCAGCGGCGTTCACCTTCCCGCCCTCTTTATAGACCGTCACGGGTTCGTTGCCGTCCCGTTTCTTGATCTTCCTGATAACCGCTGGGCGCACAGCACCCATTCCGCGTGAAGGCATCATGTCGTACCCCTATTAGCAGTAGCCGCCTTTTTTCATGCCCTTGCCAGCGCCTTTCATCACAATCTGCTTGGCTTTAGTTTTGCCCTTAGAAGCAACACCATCAGCCGACTTGTGACCAGCAGCCAACCCACCGCCTGCCATTTTCTTAACCTTGCCGCCATGCTTCATTGCACCCATCTCAGCCTCTTCGTGCTTCAACATAGCTTTAGGAGCGCCCTTCTTTTTCATGAACGACACTTCCTTCTTTACCATAGCCTTTGACTCTTTCATTTCGCCACCTTTTGCTTTCTTGGATATACCAGCTTCGGAAAGGCCAATTGCAATGGCCTGCTTAGGATTGGTCACCTTCTGACCAGATGAGGATTTCAACTCACCTTGCTTAAACTCTCGCATCACGCGAGAAACCTTTGCCTGCGGTTTCATACCATTCTCCCGCGCGTCTTGCCTTTGGTTGCGCAACCATCAGCCCGCTTAGAAGCAGATGAAACCTTGCCGCCATTCTTCATTCTCACCTGCGCCGTGTCAGTTGCTTGCGGCTGGATATTAAACGTCTGGGCTACACCTGGTTGGGTAGTAGAAGGCTGCGGGGTATTGCCGTAGAACGGATAAGTAGGCTGCTGAGTGGAAACATTCCCACCGTCTGCATAGCGCTTAACCTTGCCGCCCTTCTTAAAGTTCTTTGCCTTGTCTTTGTCATACTGCTCGCGCGCCTTGCGTTGGCGCTCGTCAGCTTTCATCTCGTCATACATCAAACGCAGATTGCGCTCCGCCGATCCCGGATCCGTACCCTCTGTAGTGCCAGAGCCAGGTTTTGGCTTTGGTTGCGTAGCCATTAGCAGATCCTCCCGCGTGTCTTGCCTTTAGTGGCAATACCGTCTGCACGTTTAGATGCCGACGAAACTTTGCCGCCCGCTTTAAATCCAGAGTAGTAAGCCTTTCTGGCTTTCTCTAACTTCTCAGGCGTATTGAATGTAAGCTTTGGACCAAAACCACGCTTTTCAGTAGTCGCAGTTTTTGTGTCCTTGGTGATGTCTTCAATGCTCCGCGTTGGGAACATTTGCGACGCTTTAGGTGCTTGCTTCTTCTCTGCCTCGGCCTTGCGACGCTCACGCGCACGGCGCTCAGCAGCACGGCGGCGCATCATCTCAGCGCGAACTTCTTCTGCCTCATCCTCTGCCGATGATTCAGCCACTGGAGACGTGTAGCTGCCAGTGCGAGCGGCAGGCTTGTTGGTCATGTACTTTTCCATGGTGCGGGGACCTTCGCCACGAATGGCCTCGCCCTGCTGCCGCAGCAAATCTCTTGACCGACGCTCCGACTCAGTCTCTTCGGTAATCTCCGGCATCTCAACAGCTTCAGTTGTGCCGCCTTCGTCGTAACGCTTTACCTTGCGCTTTTTCATAACACTCTCCGTTGAGACTCAATCAGCTGGTCAATCTTGTTTTCCAACCGATTAAATCGCTGATCTATGTGATCGGTGATGCGGTCAACTTCCGCCTTTGTCACGTTATCCCGTGCAATCTCCTCACGCGTCTTGTTCAACAAGATCGTGATACGCGCAAGCTCAGAGAACTTTTCATGAGCAATGTACGCAAACAAGCCCACAAACAGCGATAACGCGCCGTTCCATACAAATGCGAGGTCCACGGTCAACACTTCCACTTTCGTAAAGATTTATTAATACGACTATTCGGATCGTTCGCTGTCTTGGCGCTTGTCAGCTTTTTCTTCATGCCTGACATCCTGGCGCAAAAGGATTTTTTGCGCGCGCCGCCTTCCGGCTGGGGAGGTTTCAAGTTCATGCCTTGCGCTTTCGCGGAGGCTCTCCCTTTGGCGTTCAAGCCGCCTTCGGGATTCTTTCCCTCTTTCCTCTGCCATGCCGGAGACTTAGCCATAGAACACCGTGCAGTTTGCGTTGCTTAGCGTCGCGTACACGTTTGTCTGACACAGCACACCTTCGCCCGGAATGATGACGTTAAACGTCTCACCAGATGCGATGGTGTAAATAGTAAAGACTGTCGTGCTGCCGTCCGCAATTGCTACGCTGCCAGCGCTGCCGCTGGGCGTGATAGCCATACCCTTCACACGAGCGCGGCCTTCAAATACCACGCCCGAAGAAGTCAGCGTAGTCGGCTTAACGTCTGTTTGCATAGCCATGACGGCCTCCTATCAGACGTTCTGCTGACCAACCAGCGGATCTGCTACGAAGTAAATAATGTAGCCGCCAACAGTGCCAGCGCCCGAACTGTTGTCAGACGATGTGACATACGCCATCGCGGTAGTAGCAGTACCAGTCACAACAGAACCGATCGACGTCGTGCCAGCAGCAGTACTTAGTGCCAGCGCCAAGTTGCCAGCCGATGTGCCACTGGTATAACCAGATGTCTTGAGATCGATAGTGCCAGTGCCTGCGTTGTTGATAGCAACAGAAACAACAGTCGCGCCCGCAGGCAGAATCAGATCAGGAGCGCCAGCAGCGTCAGATACTTTGACAGTCGCGCCAGTAGCAGCAGCGTTCGCAACGTAAAACTGTGCGGCCATCAAGCCAGAGCCACAGTAGGCGGTGCGAGTTGTGTCGCCGCCGCCCGAACGCCAAATGGATTGGGTGGTAGAAAGTGCCATGTTTTCCCTCATGCGGTTAGGTACGTCGATCTGCATGAAGTCAGCCGGGACTGTTCGACGCACCGGGTAACCCGGATTGAGAGTTTTATACTAGGTAGCAGGGGGAGAGTCAAGTAACTTGTTGGACTTACGAAGGTTTTCTTCCTGCGTAATGATCCTTAAATTTGCCAAGACATGAAGCCCGCATATTTCTTTCCCATGAAGCGGATAATCATGGTCAACCACATACTTCACCCCAGTTAGTTTGGTCAGCTTCATCGCCTGCAAGTACAGCTTTCGGATTGCCAACTTCTCTTCTTTAGTCACCCACTTAGGCGTAGCGTTGCGGTGGCGACGCTTGCGGACACTGGTCAGGGCTTTGTAATACTCAGGATTGCGCTCTTTGTGTAAACGCTTGTATTGGGTTACTTCTTCTTTTGGCCGAGCGTTTGCCCTAGCTTTGACCGCCTCCTTATTCTTTTCGTAGTACCGACGGCCAGCGGCTTTGGCGGCCTCTGACTTAGGCTTCTCCGCGCGCTTCTTATTATCAATTGCCCAGTCTTCTTTCATGCACTCAACGCAGGATCCTTTGGTCTTGCGTAACGCTACATGCCCACGCGAGCAAGGTTTGCCCGTGTAGTAGAACTTGGCGCCCGTTTGCTTAGCCGTTGTGCGGTCTTGTGGATATTGAGAGTAGTCCATTTCTTCCTCCTGTTATACGACACGAGGAATCATACACTAAATAAAAACCCCGCGCAAGGCGGGGTTCTCAATCGCGTAAGTGATTGATTTTACTGCATTAAGCCCCAGGTGAACCGAACATTCCGAGCGGGTCTGACCAGCCGAAGCTGTAGCGCTCACGCGCTTTGTAACGTACATTCCCTGTATCGAAATCTCCGTCCATTGACTGAGACAACGGGGTACGCACAAAGTGCTTCATGCCGTTGGGTACGTCAGTGGTCAGATACCAGGCGTTGATGTCAGTCAAGAAGTGGTTGATCGTATGACCTTCTGGGATCGAACCGTTGCTCTTGATTGCGTTCACGTCGTTGTCGTTAGTGCCAACACGCAGTTCTGTTTCCAGCAGGCGGGTTGCCACGAACTGCAATGCAGGCGGGACAATCAACTTGCGGGGTTTAGCTGCGATCAGCAGACCACGTTCGTCGGTCCAAGCAGCGATCTGAATCACAGCGTTTTCCAACGATGTTTCATTCAGGTCTGCCGGGGTCGACGGAGTGTTGCTGTTAGTGCCACCAGATACCAGCGGGTGGTTCTGCGAGAACAGAGCAACGCCGTCGCCACCAGGGTAGCTGTTGGAGAAGCCGTTGTTCAGTACTGCTGCCGCTTTGACCTGCTTGGTATACGACATAGCACGAGCCAGCGCCTTGGTATAACGAGCCGATAGGCTGTCATACAGGTTATCTTCGATGGCCTCTTCGGTCAGCGAGAAACCCAGTGCGATGGTTTCGTGGTTGTAGCGAGCAGTCCAAGCTTCCTGACCGTTGTCGTACGCGATCGCAGAACCTTCGTTCTTGACCGGTGCGGCACTAAAGCCAGACAGTTTGGTTTCCTCTTCAAAGGAACGCTCTGAGGTCTCTGTTTCGTAGATCTCTTTGTGTTCCTCACCGTAACGCTCATACTCCATGCCAAACAGGGCGTTCAGGCCAGGGAGTAGCTCTTTCAGTAGTTGTGCGCGTGAAATAGCCATGTTTTACTCCTTAAACGCCAACTGGGTTGTTGTACTGATGGCCACCAGTGACGGTCACAGTAGTCGTAACTACGTTCGTCGAGGTGTTCAGCGTGGAAGCCGCAACCATGTAGGGCGCATTGAATTTGCAAATAAACTCGCAGAAACTACCAGTCGAGTTGGCCGTATCAGGCACAACGTCAATGATACGAATCGGCAGCGATGCGGTAGTAGCTACCGAACCACCGTTAATTGCAACAGCAGAGTCACCCGTAGTAGTCGAGCCGGGGTTTTGAACCAGCGGTGCGTTCGAGCCAACAACAGTCTGGCCATAGAAAGCCACGACGGTCGTGCCGGAAACAGCAGCCACCTTAAACAAAACATCAGGATCGTCCACAACATAAGCGTAGGCGTCAGTGGCAACGGTGTTAGCCGGCCAGTACTGAGCTTGCAGCTTCTGCTTGGTTGTCGGATTGGTATAAGTGCAGCCCACGAAAACGCCAACAGGGGTTGCAGTAGAAGTACCAGTGTCCTTCTCAACAGTACCAGATGACACTAGCTTAACTACATCGCCGTAGAAAATGTCAGTGTTGTATTCACTAGCAATTTTCATCAGACGAGTAGAGCCAGCGTACACCTGACCGCCGATCAGGTTCACCGGACGTAGGCCGTAAGGGGCCGATACAGTCGGATATGCCATGTCTTACTCCAAAAAAGTGTTAGCCCATCTTGGAAACCGAGGATTTCGATTCCTTAAAGAGAGGCATCCGTGGGTCATTTTGACGCATCAGATTATTGTCCACTGCCGTAAGTTGGCCGTCAGCCTGCTTTTGATAGTAAGCATTACGCTGTTCAACAAACTCAATCGGCGTCTTGCAGAGCAATAATCCACCGACCTCAACGCTGTCTTTAAATCGACTGTCGGGGTCTACCATCAATTGAAACTGGGGTTGCTCTTCCAACTTCACCGGCTCCCAACCCTCACGTTGCTTGGAGGAAATGTTGCGAGCATCAGCTACGTTTAAAGTAGAAACCCTAATCCATCTGTACGCAAAACCTGGCTGCTTGTCCGGTTCCGGTAATAGTTCCGGTGGCGCCCACGCTTTGGGACGCTCTGCCATGGTTCTCGTTTCAATACTACGTGGTGTTTTATCAGCCATTTGTGGCCTCCAATTTGCGCATTTCACGGATGTAAGCTTCTGGGGTAATACCCAATTTCTTGATTGTGTTTACCGTTGACTGCTTTAACGTAACCTTTTTGGAGGCCGTCGTGCGGGTCGCAGGAGCTACAACCGTTGCTGCTTTCTCTGTACGCTGTCGGTTTGTGGACTGCGTTTCTTGCTGCTCTGAAAATGCCTCTGGGAAACGCCGACGCATGGTGTGGTCGACTTTCTCCCAATACTCATCTGTTGACGGGTAGCTAGGACCATGTTCCGCTACAAGCTTTTGGTGTAAGCCCAGCGCTAAACTGGTCATCTCTGGGTCCTTCCCGAACCACTGATTGCGCTCTTGCCACGCAAGCATCTTCGGGTCAGGCCGCGCTACCGGCACTTCTGGCTCGCGTTGTACCTCAACTTCCTGTTGTTGTAAAGCAGGCACGTATTCGTTGGCGCGACGAACTTTGTACTGCGCGTCGTTCAACCGCTCCTGCGCATCTACCAACTTATCAGGATCGCCCATGTCATAGGCTTCCTTGTAAGCTCGCTTCGCCGCATCCAACTCCAACTCAGCCGCACTCTTGTACGTATTAATGAAGCTCTGCTCACCCCGAGACAGCCTGCCCTTGAGAGTTTGGTTCTCTTGGATTACGCGCTTGGCAAACTCAATTGCCTCTTGCTGCTCCCGTAGCGCCTGCTCCTTCTCGCGGCGCTCGTCGTGCCAGACCTTTTTCATCTGCTTCAGCTTGGTCTTGACGTTCTCGGAATACTCTTCCAACTCGTCCTTGTCCAGCTGCTCAACAACTTCTTGAGGCAAAGGCTGCCGGCCACGGTCAGGTGGCGGGGTATCGTCTTCTATCTCAATCTCAAATTCCTCTTCCTGATCAGCAGCCTCCGCCTTGAGTTGCTTCTCATCAGGAAACTCAAATTCATCCATCTGCATTTGACCTGCCATCATGTTTCTCCTTTACTAAGCCCGACTAATGCCGCGAGGATCCTGAACTACGGCCTCTACGCAATCGTCGTTGATAAGACGGAACTCGGTTCCATGAATCTTTAGCCGGGTTCCAGTGTTAGGACGGGCGAGAATGAAATCCCCTTCCTTACACCACGGTCCGTTGGGAAACCGCTTTTCATCTTTGTAGCAGTCTGGTCCCATCTTTACGACAAAGAACACTGTAGCCAGCACTTGCTCATAGTGGATGGTTGAATCCGCTTTAAGCAGCCCGCTTTCAAATTTGTCTTCCTTATCTGGCAACGTTACCAGGATGTGGTAACCCGTCGGATCTGGAAGTTGTTTCGCTTTCTCCTCTGCGGTTTGTGGCAGAGTTGATACTTCACCGCTTTCTGTAGCGATGGCGATTTCAGTCATCGGAAAACTCCATTTGTTTTGCTAAATCAAGAATGTAACCCTCGGCCATAGACAGACCTCGGATTTCCCCGCAGAGCTTTTGGTACTCTGCATAGTCCTTAGCCGCGTTGGTGGACACGGCCTCAACTATCTGTTGTCGCTTCTGCCGGATTTGCTCCAGCAGTACTTCCAGCGTTCTTTCCATAAATTACTCCCTGCCTCTTGTCGGCCTCGGTAATTGCGGACGATTTGCTTCTACCCTGTCTTTTGCAATCTGAGTGCCTAACCTCACACCCTCTAACTCCATGTGCGCTTCCAGATCTGCCCGGTCTTTGGCAACGCGAGCGCCAACTTGCATACCAGCAATCTCCTTCTGCGCTTCGATTCTTTCTTCCTCGATACGCAAACGATCTTCTTTTTCCGCCATGTCGGCAGCCAGTTTTTGCTTCTTGAGTTCCAGTTCCTGCATCTTGATCTGTAGCTCTGCCTGCTGCATCTGAACCACCGGATCCATAGCCATTTGCTGCGCCTGCATCTGCGCCACCTCTGCCTGATCCTTCTGCAACAACTTGCCTGCCGCAGCCGCCATCATGCGAGATACCTCCACCTCCATCTCCGGCGACAACTCCTTGTCCATATCCGGCAGCGGAACACCCAGCATTTCCTCAATCTGTTTGCGATACTCAAAAGCCACATGCTCATTAATATGCGCCATCATCGCCGCCGACATAACGCTTGCCTGCGGGTTTTGACCCATGATTTGCATAAGCTTTGGATCCTGCATAGCCGCCGTGTGAACAGCAATATGCGCCTGATGATCCTGATAAATGAACGCCTTGACCGGCTTCATATTCATGATGGCCATGTTTTCTGACACAGGATCCTTCGGCTTCTGATCCTCCGCCGACGGCACAAGCTTGCCGATGTTCTTAATACCCAGAACATCCAACATCTGACGGTTCAACTCCACCATGTCATATATCTGGGGGTTGGCCTGCGCCATTTGCATCACAGCCTGGTACTGCACCACCTTCTGCGCCATCGTGGCCGAGTTGGGATCGGACACCGGAATCACATCCACCTGATCGTAGTCAGACTGTTTCGCGCGGCGCGTACCTTCTACCGGCTCATAGCTGTACTCTTCTGGGGTGTAGTCACGGATGATGTCTTTCAGCAGTTTTAGTTCCTGCTTCATCGCGTAGTGCATACGCGCCTGCACCGCAGACATCACTTTCAGGGTGCGCTCAAGGATGGCCAGTGTTGTACCAACCGGCGAGTTGGCCGACATGTCAGCCACTTTGAGATCAGCTGCCGAAGCGAAGCGCCTACCTTCCTCGACAATCTGATTCATCAGGGTCAAGAGAACCTGACTTGGCTCCTTATAGGGAAGAGGCAGGATATTGTCTCGAATCGTTCCTGACGCAACGTCCACATCTCGAAACTCTCCCGGTGCAATCGGGGTGTCATCACCTTTAACTCGCATCCCCTTGGTCTTAAGTCCGCCAGGTAGATTGGATAACGTACCGGCGTCCACGAGCTGGCGAATAATGCTAGTGCCAGACTTAGCGAAAGCGCCAATAAGATGTATGAGACCAAAGGCATAAAATCCAAACCCCGGTATGTAGGGATAATGGACAAAGTGGGTGCGCTTTTGCTTGGTCTCATCATCAGGATGCCAGTTACGCCGTATAGCGAGTACCTCCTGCGAAGTTCTCTCCACCGTAACAATATAAGGAAGGCCAATCCCCGTCTCTTTGCCATCATCGTCTTTGTCCTCATAGCCAGGCAGGTCTAAATACACCTGCATTTCCAGAAGCTTATACCGATCGTCCGTGGTAGCCCGAAATCCCATCTTCTCAGCGATCTTCTTCTCGATATCGTCCAGTACATTCTGTGGTTCTGGTAGATCGATATCCCGATAGAAGCCGCCAACCATCAACTTACGCAGATCATTCTTGGTCTTGCGCATGACATGCGTCACACGCGGCGCCGTTTCCAAGTTACTCGCCCCGTACGGCACAACCACATCCTCCGCCGGCACATATACAGACACCTGACGGTCTAAAGATGGGTCGAAATACACCTTCTTGAAGCCATTACCCGACAGACCCAAGCCCCATAACATGCGCTCATGCTCTGGCCGGTACTCAACCATGACTTCGGTCAGCTGATAATTCATATCATCCCTGACTCGCTCGGCGGCATCCTTCTTTTGGGGCGTTTCCTTCCCGATAATCTTGGTTTTGACCGGCCCAGCGGCAGGGAAAGTTTCCATGATCGTCTCAGACTGGAACTTAACCAAGGCTTCCGAAAGGAGGGGGTGGTATACCCCGCAAGCACCTTCCCACGGTTCGGAACGTTCTTCAATTTTCATCCCCAAAAGCTCTAGGCCATCGACATACGTCTGCATCCAGTCCTTCCGGCTGCCAACGTCATCGTCAAAATCAGAGATCAGGTCGCCCGCAATCTCTTGCAGCACATCATCTGACAGCACTTCGGCCAAGTTGGTGTTGAACTCGTCATCAGCCTCTTCGTCCCGCTCAATTTCAATCTCTAAATCCCCCAGCCCGATCGTCACAGACTCAGGATCCTCAATCTCAATCTCAAAATCTGGCTCTTCCTGCGCAATTGCATCCAGTCCAGTCGGTGCTTGGTACAAGGCTTTGTCGAAATTCGTTGCCATGGTCTATCCTCAGTAGTAGCTTCGCTTACGCCGGAAGCCTAAGTCATCATCATCTTCATCTGAATCCAGTCGCAGGAAGCCGCCTTGGCGAAATCGCATCAAAGCCTGCACACTGGAGTCCACCAAATCGTCATGTTCCGCGTTCGGGAACCGCGCCATCTCTTCTATCACCTCGTCCGCCCATCTGGTCTCGGGCGCCCACACTTTACCGGAAGAAAATAGGTCTGTAACGCTGTTCAAACGCACGAACTTGTCATTTCCCCGCGTCGGCGTGTAGTCCTGAACCATCACACCCATGCGTCTTAGCTCATATATCAACGGCGCACCCGCCGCTTTTGCTTCAATAATGCAGGAATCCGGCTGCCATTCATCATAAAAACGCTTCGCCGCCACCTTCAACTCAGGAAACTCCAGCTTTTCCTTGAAAGCATCCAGCAAAATAATGTTCACATCGCTCGGATCCTCATTTAAATGGAACACTCCCCACGTCGTACACGCAGAATAGTCCGCCCGCTGGCTTTTTGAGTACGCCGTATCCCAACTTTGGATGATAAATTCACACGCCGGCGGCCTTTCCCGCTCCCATCTGCGCCACCAATCCCGCTTTACGATCGCCCCCTCTTCTCCGGTAGGCTTTTGCTGATACTGCGCGTTCCATTTATACGGCGGAAGTTCTTCTTTTAACGCCTCTAGCTCCGGTAAAGACCAAAACTCTGGCCACAGCGCATTCCCCGACGGCAAAATCGCCGGCAGTTCTATGACTTCCCACTCCGTACTGTCACTCTTCACCACCCGGCCAGTCAGATCTTTGTCACTCCACCGGGTCATCACTACAACTATCGCCCCGCCAGGCTGTAAACGCTGGCGCGGACCTGACGTATACCACTCATAAACCCCGTCAAATACGCTCGGATCCCCCTGCGCTAATCTCGCTTCCTGTTCAGAATGGGGATCGTCAATAATCAACAGATCCGCACCCTTACCAGTAACCGTACCCCCAACGCCAATCGCAAAATAATCCCCGCCATGACTTGTCGCCCAGCGTCCCGCCGCCTTGGAATCTGCCCTCAATCCCACATTCGGGAAGATCTTTGCATATTGATCACTGTCCACTAAGTTCCTGACCTTCCGGCCAAACCCGACCGCCAGTTCCGCCGTGTTAGAAGTCTGGATCACCTTCTTATTCGGATACTTCCCCAAAAACCAAGCCGGCAATAAGTAGGAGGCAAACTCACTTTTCGTATGTCGCGGCGGCATGTTGATAATCAGCCGCTTTAACTTCCCCTCCGCTATCTCCTCAAACTTCTTGGCCATAAGTGCGTGATGTCTGCCATGTATAAATCCCGGCCACATCTCTTTCACAAAAGCCATAAAAGATGCCTGCGCCTTCTCCCGCACCACCGCATCCCGGTACTGCCCCACCTGCTCCAGCAGCTTCTCCTGCTCAGCGCGCGGCAACTTCCCTATCAGCTCAGAAAGATCCATCTCTTTGATTAATTCGGACTAACCACAAAATTCACTCCAGATACCTAAACTGTATATACACCGGACGCACACTCCTCACCGCCCCCTTCACCTTCTTCAACACCCCCAACTTCACTAACCGCCCAATAATCTCACTCGTATTCCCCATCCCACCCTTACCGCGCAACTCACATATATCCCGAATCGACGGCCCAAACCCCTTCTGCTTCCACCACTCATCCACTATCAAAAACACCTCACGCTGCGCCGGCGTCATCTCCATCCCCTCACATTCCTCATACGTCTTCTCCCGCCTCCTGGCCACCATCTCCCTATTTATCAACAATTTGGTGCGCTGCATCACGACACTATTTGGCATAAACACTACGTTCTCAGACCCGAATGGCAACGTTGCCACTCGACTTATTGCGGTGCAGCATCGTCATTTTCTTCAAAAATATCCCCCCGGGGGGTGGGCGTTTTGGAAGAGATGGGGGTGGGTTCCGATATTTGGGGTGGTGGTTCGTGTGGAGTACTATGTATGTCAGAGCCGGAGTCCCATGCTGACGTTTGGGGGTGTACCCCTCCGGTGGGGTCGCCCAGGCTGGCATCGTCAACCCCTCCCACCAGCTCGGTCAGTAGCGCGGTCGCATCAACGTCCTGCACATCACTAGCTTGCATGGTTATGGTTCGCAGCTGATCTAGTATCTGCGCTCTGATCTCGCCGCTGTCCTTGACGTGTTCGACGCGCTTCGTTTCGCGGAAGGCATCGACCCCGACCAGCTGCCCGATGCTACGCACAGCCTGAATACGCGCGCTGTCTTTGCTGTCTGGATTTGTGGCTATTTCAGCCAGTGTTGAGATGACAATAGAGTGCAAGCCAGCTGCAGAATGTAGCGCAGCCAGTTCATTAGCCCGTTCTATCCGTTCTATTTCCGATTTGATTCTGGCATCGGCCTTGAGCCTACTTGCCATATCTCCCACCGCTTTAGGCTTTGCTTTGCTGTTATATGCGATACGCAGACTATCAGCCCCCGTATGACCTAATGCCACCGCTTCGGCGAACTTGCGCATTTTGGGTGTTAGCGTACCTTTTTTGATACGCATTGCCCCTTCTATTCCTTTTGCCTTTATTGCTTGGTGTATAGCTTTGCGGTTCATATTGGCCTGATGTTCGCTGCGCTCACTTGCCCGCCCGCCGGACAATCACGCGCCCGAAGATACCGGAACAAAACCGGAAAATCAACAATAGCCTGAATCTATCGCCGCAAGCCTGGCAATAGCAGTGCTATCAATACCGCGAAAATGATAGAAATATATCATTGACAAAATATACTGTTACCCCTTGACATAGTATATTGATGCACCTATAACGTCACCTGTAGCACCGATCAACGAATAACCCTCTGAGGTGAACCAATGAACGATTACACCGCATACGCTGTATCTGACCTGTACACAGCTGGCCGTTCTTGCGATGGGCAGCCTTTTATCGCTGAACAATTTTATGTGCTGATTGAAAACACTCGCGGCACTCGCTTTCGCCATGTTTCCACTTGGAACGGTACAGAGAGTGTTATCTGTTCCGATACAGGCGATACGCACTTTCCCGACCTAACCGATCAGGCACTCGCCAAAGCAACACGACTCGCCGAGCGCGTTAATGCCGCTTTCGCCGCTGGCAACGGTATTGATTGGGCGTACTGGTACGAAATTGATCCGGCATATGGGTCTGACGAGTATCAATCGCAAGGTATTGAAGCACAACGCGCGTTTGCAGAGCGCGCAGAAGCCTGATAACCCGACCCGCCCGCCCAGGCGGGCATTTTCTGGAGATACTAACCATGACATACCGCTTTATAACCGACCCTGGGCATGGCTGGCTTGAAGTGCCACGCGCTGAGCTTGACGCGCTTGGAATCCGCCACTCAATCAGCGAATACTCATATCAACGCGATGAGATGGTCTATCTGGAGGAGGACTGCGACTTCGCCCGCTTTGCAGCCGCTAAAGCCGCGCGCGCCGAGCCTGTGAAGTACACCGAGCTGTACCAGGAAAACACTTTTGTTCGCAACCTGCCACGCTTTCAACCATAAGGAAACCGACCAATGAAAGACTATCTCACTATCGGAACTGTGCCGACCGACGAGGACTGCACCCAAACTGAGCCGACCGGACAGTATGCGACCGCGCAGCGCCGTGAAGCACGACTATTCGCCGACCAAGTGCGCCGCTACTATCCCGAACCCGATGCAGGTTATATGACCGTTAAATCATTCCCGCACGACTTCGGCAACTACTACGAAGCTTGCGCCGTTTTTGATGATGAGAATGAAGCTGCTATTGACTGGGCATATACCGTAGAAGCTGACCCGCTTGGTGTACTGCGCGAATGGGATCAAGTTGCCCGCGCCGAGCTTGGATTACAAACCACCTAACCCGACCCGCCCGCTTCGGCGGGCATTTTCTGGAGTTTAGACCATGCAAACCATCGCCGAGATCATCGCTGGCATTATTGGCTTTTTAATAATGTGGGCTTTTCTTTTTGTTTTGCTTTCATTCTGAGGATGACCATGACACGCGAACAATTAATTAATCTGTACCTAATTTGGGTGAATGATTTTGTAACTATTGGCGGATTTGCCGATTACTACGGGCTGCACGATTCCGAGGCCGAGATGCTGTTATCAGTTGCCCGCAGCGCATACGAAAACCCGCACCCAGAAGCATAACGAGGCCGAACATGAAAACATACCGCGATTACTCACACCTGCCCGCACACGCCGCCTACATCGGCGGCAGCTATCCCGATGGCAGCATCGACCTGTCAACACTCGACGCGCTTGATGATGCGCTTGCGCCCGTGTGCCTGATCGAATCAGACGGAACGCGCCATTATTTTGACATCGCTATTTATTTGGATTGAAAGGCCGATTATGCGAACCGCCGCCGAAACCGCCACGCTATTGATCGCGCAGCTTGGCGATGCCAACGCCTACCGCCGCGCAAGCGACCATTATCAGGGTTATGACAACCGCGCCCATCCTGGCGCGAAGTACTGGCACAAAGTAATGGAACTTATCCGCAGCACCGACCGCAGTCGCGGTCAGCAACCCCTCGACCTATAAAGGAAACCGACCATGCAATACTCACTCGACCGCGCTATCCATGACGCTAAATTTTCGAACGGCCAGCACACGCTCACCGACGAACAACAAGCCGCCATCTTTCAAATGCTTGCGACCCGATGCCGCAGCGCGACCAAAGCAAAACTAGGCCGCCGCCTTGAAATGCCGCTATCGCTTTGGCCATCCTATGGCATTTTTTCCCGCCTGATACTGCGCGACGATCAGACTGGCCGACCCTATTACATCACCGGCCAAGATTGGAACGTCGAACGCGCCACCCTGCGCGACCTGATTCTGAAAGGTTAATAAAATGAAAATCACTATCCGCGCCGACAAAAATTACGGACTGATAACCTACTACCCAGCCTGCGACCGCGCAAAAATATTTGCCAAGATCGCCGGAACCAAAACCCTTACGACCCACGCCCTGCGCGATATCGCCGCGCTGGGTGTTGAGATTGAGATCGAGCAGACTGCCCCGCGCACGTTCACCCACGCCGCCGCTTAGGAGATCAGACCGATGAAAAACTTTTCAATTGCACCCTGGAAAGCCGCTTATTCCTACTCGCACGAATATGTCCGCGACATTAAAGACGCGCAAGGGGAAATCATCGCCCAGGTTTGCGACCTAGAAAAAGAATCAGACGAAAGCACCGCCAACGCCCGACTCATCGCCGCCGCGCCGGACTTGCTCGACGCGCTGCGAGGGATGCTCGAATACTTCTGCGAGAACGGACACGACGATTATTCCGACACCGAAACCGTACAAGCAGCGCGCGCAGCAATAGCCAAAGCCACCAACTAGGAGATCAGACGATGAACACACTACGCGAAACCGCAGAAAATTTTGCCCTGAATCAATGGTTATCAGACGCGCCATGCCACCTGACATATCAGGAAATAATTAGCCAACTTCGGTCAGAAGAATATCTCGAAGGTGATGACATTGTTGTTTGGGAGCCGATAGAAGATTACTCCGGCGAATGGATTGCCGACACGATTGAAGATACGCGCTGCGCTTTTGAACGCTCCGCTGCGCGGGTCAAAGTTGTTGCAATACTATGAACTAACAGGAGATCAGACGATGATATTGGATGCCTATGTTATCGAAAATGAAAACGATAATTCTTTGCTTTGGTCTAACGCATGGGGTTGGACAGATGGCGATGACTTTGATGTTTTTTCATTTGACGAGAAAGAGGATTTTCAACTGCCCGTAGAAGGCAAATGGATGCAGTTAATTGTTACTGCCTAACAGGAGATCAGACGATGAACTTATACCGCTTCGAATGTACCGTATGGGTCAGAGGTAACACCCTTGAAGAAGCCCAAAAAGAACTGCACGACGAAGTGCAATACCACTTTGGGCAAGATAACAACTTGGTCGCGCTCGACAGTAACGAGGGTGAGCTAGCCGAAGATGACACCGATTTATAGGAGATCAGACGATGAAAACAGCAGAACTAACAGGCGCAGCCCTTGACTGGGCGATAGCGAAGTGTGAATTCAGCGGGTGCGAAGATTGGAATGGCACTTTAGCTGGCATTGATGCGGTGTCCGACATGGAGGGCAAAGCGTTTTCCCCCTCAACCGACTGGGCGCAGGGCGGGACAATCATTGAGCGCGAAGGTATGCAACTGTGGAGGGGCGGCGAGTGGTGCGCGTCACTAGATCAATCGTTCAACCCGCCAGACTTTCAGACAGGCACAACCCCACTTATTGCGGCCATGCGCTGCTACGTTGCAAGCAAACTAGGTGATGACGTAGAACTACCGGAAGAACTGCTATCCTGCGCCCATGACTAGCCAAATGATGTTTACCCTTCACCTGATCGAAGATTCAGACGGTCAGGTGAGGGTTGTTTCCGACTGGTCTGGAGAAGGGCAGAGATGTCTTGCGCTTGGCATTGAGATTATGCAAAGTCTGCGAGATATCCAGCCCTTCACCAATGGCGAGCTGTCATTTGTGCTGCCAACTCGCACCGACATCGAGCATTAATTGGGTCAGGCTTTGTGATAGCGCAAACAATCCGCGCCGCTGGTGATAGTCGTTGGCATCCTCACCGACAAGATCAGACAACCAGAACGGCCAGCCTATTTCCCGCGCCGCCTGTTGCCCTGTGCCAGATTCATCATTGTCTGCAATGACAATCCCGCGCTCTAGTCCACCGGCAACCCGAACCATATTGCCCGCAGAAAAACAAACGTGCAGACAATAACGCTGCTTCAATTGCTTCAGCGCAGCCCGCACCGAAAGCGCAGTCGCGTACCCTTCGCACACAATGTTGATACCCTTGTTATCAAAGGTGAAGGTTGCGCCCGCTGTCCGCTGTCCGTACAAAAACTTTTTCGTACCTTCTGCATCTATCTGCTGCACCCCTACCAGGCTGCCGCCCACTCGCATGGGGATCAGAAGGATAGGCTGCCCGCCCTGAAAACAAACGTGCGCCTGTTCATCTGGGAACCCCTTTTTCACAAGGTATGGATGCGATTGGGTCATGCTTTGATTCAGCATGTCCACTGCCCGCCGCACCGCATCTCGCTGCTTCTTGCGAGCATCTTCTTCTGCTTGCTTCTGTCTTATTGCCAGCTCTCTAGCTGATGGGAGATCAGACGGACGCGAGTCAGGCTTCCAGATGCTAACCACTGTAGATGTTGCGTGATTCTGTACGAACCCATGATCGCCCATATATTTCACTGCTCCATTCCGGCTGCGAGGATGATCCTCTGTTGGGTAACGCTTCCACTGTCCGAACGGTGGATGCTCTGAGATAAGGATGCCATGCGACTTGCAAAAGTTTATGAAGTCCACGGATCCTCCTTTATTTTGTAGTGATGGCTGAATGTAAAGACGTTCTGCCATGTAGCGCGACAGTCCGAACACTCCATATCCGATTTAACTTTGTTCTTCTCGTGATAGCTATTGGTCTGCGTGATGTTCCGCTGTTTGCAGATCGGGCATCTGTCCACTCGCTCCATTATCTCCGTCCTATCGTTTTAAGAAACTGTCTTAGTTTTTTATCCACTAACCGCTGAGTTTCCATCGTCGGCATCACAGGCTTGTTGTCATCTAGTCCACGCGGCCAGACTCCGAACTGTTCTCGGTAGGTGTGTGCTGCGCGTCCGCTTGACCATCCTTTGTATCGCTGATACCAGACCATTTGGTTCCAAAAGTGCTGCTTCGAGGATCGACTGACTCCAGCGCCAGCAATAAGTTCTTCCATCTTTCCATCAGTTGTGCGTACTGCATTGACCCTTTCCCTCACATGACCACAGTTAATACACTTGTCCTCACCTACTACCCACAATGCGTGACAGGCCGGACACTTACTGTCCTTCTTCTTGCGCTCAGACGGTTCCGGCTTTGGCTTCTCCCTGCCGTCATCTAATCTGCGTACACCATTCTCAAAGACATCATCCCAATCTTCTTGGAATCTGAGATAGTTGCCGCTGTGATCCAGCCAAACAGCGAATGGTTTGTCTGCCGGATTATTTAGATTCGCCCGCATCACACGACCCATCTGCTGAATGTGTGATGACAGACTCTTGCTGAATGGCCGCGCAGATATGCCGATCATTACATCCGGCACATCGAATCCTTTGGTCAGGATGTCAGTTGCGATCAGGCCATGAATCTTGGTATCTGCCCGACTGAAATCTTCAATGATGTCGCGCTTCCAATCGTCATCATCCTTGTAGCTGACGCACACAAAGTTATAACCTGCGTCCGCAAACTTCCGTGACAGATCCACGCCGTGATCGACACCTGCACAGAACACGATGGTCTTGCGTGGCGCACCAAATATCTCATGCGTCTTCTTGATCCACTCTGCCACTACATCGCCGGTGATCTTGATGCCGCGCTCAGTTGCATCTGCCTGCGACCACTCGCCCGCAACCTTCGTCGCGCCAGACATATCAATCTCTTTGGCGATGAATACACGCAGCGGTACTAGCAGTTGCTCACCCACCAAATGCTTAGTCGTGACAGGACTAACCACATTGTCATAGACCTTGCCTAAACCTTTGGTAAATGGTGTAGCAGTCAGACCTATGACACGGATGTGCGGGTTGGCTTTGATGAAATCGACTGTTGCCTTGCGCGTTTGATGCGCTTCATCAATGATGAGAAGATCCAGATCGGGAAACTCCCCGCGCTTCTCTAGCGTTTGGGCAGAACAAACCTGGATGTTTTCATACGGGCGATACCGCCAGTGTCCTGATTGCAGTACACCGTGATCGATACCGTACTTCTCTAGTCGCTTGCTGGTTTGGTTGCACAAGACTATGCGGTCAAGAATCATGGCCGCCTTGTTACCCTTCTCCTTGACAGCCTTCATCAGTGCAATTGCCATCTCAGTCTTGCCAGATCCCGTGGGACTGACCAATACCTGCGACCTTTTCCCTGATGCAAACCCTACTCTCAGCTGTTCAATTGCGTCTTCTTGATATGATCGCAACTCTAAGTTATACATGTTTGAACCTCACTCTCCGTACGATTTTAGATATTGATTGCCGAGCAACCCCGTATCTGTTGGCTAACTCTTTCTGAGTTTTGCCTTGATCGTAAAGCGAGCGAATTTCCAACACCTGCTGTTCATTTAACTTCGCGCCAGGATGAACAGAACCAACAACGTGTTTGTTGCGTGGAGGAGGACTGTTGCGCCTCTTCCTTAGCATGTCATTTACATTGTCTTGATTTGTTCCAAGAAATAAATGGTCTGGATTGCAACAAGATGGAACATCGCAGCTGTGGCATACAAACAACCCTTGCGGAATCTCACCTTTAAAATGTTTGTACGTAATGCGATGCGCCCTATCAACCGGCATACCGCGCCTGCCAGTTCCTATCATTCCGTAACCCCAATGGTTTACGGCGCCCATAAAAATCCAACACCCTGAAAAGGGAATGGGAATTACCTTATCAAGCACGCGCTCAATAGTTGGTTTTAACTTTGACATACATTCCTCCTCCTCCGGCACACATGCCCGCCGGCTTGGGCTTATTGTTCGAGTTTCTTGAGCTTTTTGGTAAGAGATGCAACCTGCTTCATCAGCTGATTGTTTTCCCTCAAGAGAGAATCACGGGAATCCGTGACACCTTTTAATTCTATCTCCAACAATCTGATCTGTGCGCGTAAATCTTTGATGACTGATTCGGCCATGGCTTTGTCGAGTTCATCTGCATCCATCGCGGCGATCGCCAACTTGTCAGACAGCGCTTCGTTCTCCGACTTCAATAACTCAATCGTTGCCTCTAATTCTTCTTTGAATACCGCTGACTCGTCCGGCTCTTGAGGTGGATTCGTATCCACATCAGGTTTAGGAGGTGGATTCGTATCCACCTTGGGCTTGTCCTGCGTTAGCTCATTCTTAACAGCAGCGACAAACGTATGACTGACGCTGCACAGCTTGGCTATCTCACG